AGGTGGTTGGTCCCAACGGTCAGCCCTACTTCCCCACGCACCACGCTTTCGGCCAGCTGGCCGCGCTGGTGAATGCTCCCGCAGGTTATCTGCGTGGCATCTCCTCGCCGCTCGCTGCCGACTGCCTGAACGAGGGGTTGAAATTCCACCGCGAGATCGAAGATGTTGGGCTGCTCTTGAGAAAGAACGGCGACGGCATCCTGGCAGCCGCCACCGGCCCCAAGTATGGCCGGGTGTGGAACGCGGACGTGACTGGTGCGATCCTCAACAAGTTCGGCGGCACCGCATGGAGCGTGCCGGGCGAGTGGGGCCGGAAAGTCGTGGTGGATAAGAACAACACTACACTTTACGCCTCGGATCGCGACATGTTCGTGTTTCTTGCTGACGAAGAGAATCGCATCGAAGTGCCTAACCGCCGCAATGGCCTGATGGGTTCCGTGGCGCGTGGCGTCTTCATGTGGAATTCCGAAGTGGGTGATCGCACGCTCGGTATGGCATCTTTTTTGTTCGATGAGGTTTGCAAGAACCGCATCGTCTGGGGTGCGATGAACTTCGAACAGATCACCGTGCGCCACACGGTTTCGGCTCCCGATCGTTTCCTGGAGGAGGTTACTCCTGCCCTGGTGGCGTATCGCGAGGCATCGGCTGGCGGCGTACGGCAGGCGATCGAGTACGCCCGCAATTCGCGGGTGGATGACCTGGAGAAGTTCCTGAATTCGCGTTTCTCCAGGCGCCAGTCCGAAGCCATCCAGGCCGCTTACAGGGCTGACGAGGGCGAGGACAGGCCGATGGAGAACTTGTGGGACGTGGCCACGGGGATCACCGCCTATGCCCGCGGAATCGAGTACCAGGACAAGCGCGTCGAGCTGGAACGCGAGGCGGGCAAAATCCTGGATCTGGCGAAGAAGTGAGCTGCCGTTGCACGCGCCGCAAATTGTGGGTGGAGTTAACCGATATGAGAGGAAAGTTCAGCACGCGTGAACTGACGCACGCCGTCAAATGGGTACTGGAAAACAATCTTAGCGGTTATTTTCTCGACAATGGGGACTTTGCAAATATCCAAGTCAAAGATCCCCGGCGTATGTAGAACAACCTAAAATCGAGACTGTGATTACAACGCAGAAAGGGCGCAGGCAGCAATGCCTGCGCCTATTTGTGCGCTGATGGCCAGAGCACATCATGCCCGGCGAAGGCCGGGCTTTTTTTTCATGGAGAGTGGAATGGGTGAAAGAGCAATCGTGTTATTCAAGGACGAGGACAGTTACGCGCCGGGGGTGTACCTGCACTGGCACGGCGACGATGTCCCGGCTTGGTTGAAGGAAGCGGGGCCTTCTCTGCGTGCTGGCGATGCTGGTTACGCGGCGGCGCGCTTCGCGCAATTCTGCGGCAACAGGATCGAGGGCAGCTTAAGCCTGGGACTTACGGCAGCGCCCACCGAAGAGGAGCGGGAAGACTGGGAGGATTATTCTCCCGGCGATCACGGCGTCTTCGTGGTGGACTGCGAGAGCGGGAAGGTCGAACAGCATGGCGAGGCGTACGGCGAAGTGAAGCCGTTCACCATCACCCTGGGCAAGTTTTGAGGTGCGTCATGACCACACTGCAACTGGGCCACCGCGAGGCGCAGATCTACAAATTGTTCAAGGCCAGGGCGAAGCGTCCCCTGTCCCAGCTGCGGGCGATCTACGCGCCCGGAGACGAGCTGCCGGAATCGCTCGACAAATGCCTTACCTCGATTATCTTCACGCTCAATGCCAAGCTGGTGGTGGCCCGCAAGGGCCACATCGAGCGGATCTCGCCGCGTGGGCGGGGGCATGTGGGTGTGTATGTGTTCAAGAGACGCTAGTCATGAGAGGCCTCGATGCGAACAGCATCGGGGCCTTTTTTGTTTTTAGACAACACGGTTCTCATGGATGTTGAGCATCTCGATGCCGCGTACGGGGGTTGGGCTGTTGAGCGGATTACCGGTCCAGCCCTTGCGCCGCATGAATTCAGCAGGCGCGTAGAAGACGAGACGCACACGTTTGACCGTGCCGGTTTCACCCGCAGGAACCCACGGCAGCAGATTGAACGCTTTGCGCATCAGCACGCTGGTCCGGAAGCCATCGGCGTCGAAGTCCAGGTTGGCGATGCGCACGATATAGCGCCAGTCGATCACGGCCAGGGCGGCGTGGTTCCAGGGCTTGGTGGTGTACCAGATCGGCTGGCCGTGTTCGTCCACCTCGGGCGTCACCATCGCTGCGGTGCTCTCGCCCCAGGCCACCAGCCAGATCGAGCTGACGGGTTTGTCTGCGGGCGCGTTGGCGTCGATCACATTGCGCGCGGTGGATGCGCGTGTTGTGTCGAGGGTGTTGTAATGCGCGCCCAGGCCGTAAAGATTAGTGGACCCGCTGATCCCAAGGCCATCGCCGTGGAAGAGCTGGTACGGAAAATCGCGGGGCGTGATGGCGGCGTAATCTATGCTCGCGGTGAAAGTTTTTCCGCCGGGCGGCGCCCGCAAAGTCCAGCGATGACCCGCCGGACGGTTACCCGGCAGCCAGCAGATTTCGCTGTCCCAGTGTGGATCGGCGGGCGTGGCTGCGGAGGTGATTTTGGGCGCTGCCTGGGTGGCAGCGGGCGCGATGGCGGGCGTGATGACGGTGGCAGCGGTGCCTGTGGCGAGGATCTGTCTGCGAGTGAACATGAGGAGCCTCCAGCGGGTTGCGTAGGGATGAACCGGTCAGCGCCGCATGTCAATCGCGGGGAAAATCAGTGCAATTAGTGCGAGAAAGCGCATCGGTTTTTCGCACACGCACTGGAAGAAAAATTTTCGCATTCAAGGTGTTAGTTCAGTGCAAGTGCATAAGTGCATTACTACTAGTATTGGAAGTAATAGTAATAGGTTAATAATATAGTACTTATACATATATACGTATTAGGACCTCCAGAATCCGTTTTCTCGCGTGTGGCGCACCCGGCGCTATTTAAGCGATTGGGATAAAATAGATATTCTGATTGCGTCTGCGGTTTGGTGTAACACTGTGGCTACCTGTTGCCGGCAATGTTGTTGTGTTTTCAAATGCTTGGTTTTAAGGATTGGTATGGTTATGGTGCCCTTGGTAACTGCACTGAAAAGCATTGGAGGAGGATGGCATGTTGGGCAAGGTTCACAGGCGCGCGTTCGAGATCTTGCGGCTGGGAGCAGCCCAGCCCAGGAGCACGTTCGATCATCTGATCGAGCGCAAGGACACGGATTTCTACCACAGCACGCATTTCGTGCGGGTGGGCCGGATGCTGATCGAGCTGGGTGAGCTGCTCGATGTGGTAGAGAGCCGGTGGAAGCTGGTGCGTATTTCCAGGCGGGGCCAGGAAGGGTTATATCGGCTGGTGAAACGCGAGCACGCAGAGAACCATGGCCAGGAAAGCCTCAACGGTACGCAGTAACAGCAGCAGCAGGACCAGGAAGCGGCTGGATAAACCTAAGGGCAAGTATGTCAAGACTGCACGTTGGCATGCGGCTAAGAAGGGCAGGCCGAAGGATTACACACGGCCTACAAATTTCTCGGTCCAGCAGCAGCAAGAGATGATCGATTGGGTGAGTGATGGCAAGATCCTCAGTCAGTGGTGCCGGGAACATGGCTTCGCCATCGGATCGGTTTTTAATTTCATGGGGACGGAAGAGGGAAAATCGTTCAAAGAAAAATACACGCACGCACGCGAGCATGGAACGCATGCGATGGCGGAAGAAACCATCGAGATCAGTGACAACAAAAAAGGCGATGTGCAGCGTGACAAGTTGCGCGTCGAGACGCGTGCGCGTGTCATCGGACTGTGGAACAGAAAGCAATATGGCACGCGTCCAGGTGATGCGGAGATCACGCCAAAGCTGGGCCTGGGCGAGCTGATCGAGGCGGCGATGGCACATGGCGCGGCGCTGGCGCGCGAGCAGCAGATGGTGTTGGACATTACTCCGCATGCTGATGATCAGCATACGGAGCAATTGTCCTTGCCATCTGCCGCGAGCACCGGTGAGTCCGGTGAAATACCTACACCTGTAGTTGACAGACCGGCCCGCATACGTCGTGCCGCGACATGATCGTCCTTACACGGAACGATCGTGTCGTGCCGCGACATGATCGTCCGTACACGGATCAGTTCGTCAGTACACGGATCAGTTCGTCCGTGTACTGATGAATTGATCCGTGTACGGACGATTTCGAAGCGCCGATTTCCAGGAGCCTTGGATGTGAGACCCCCGGCCACCCCCAGGTCGGGGAGCGTGGGCGGGGGTCCGAGAGCGTGCCCCTCTCTATCGCCCGATCTCTACGGCTTTTCCGTTTGAGATTATCGCCTTCCGTCTGCGGCTTTCCAGTGCAGGAATTTTGCAGGTTTTGGCTGCTAAAAGACGAGTAAAAGACGAGCAAAAATTTTTTGTGTTGCTCCTGAAATCGCGTTCATGCTACAGAAGCCTTGTCAGATCCCCCGATCTGATCCCTGTTGTTGCGTACCTTCGAGGGGCTCCCGGTCTTTGGCCCAACCTCGACCGGGGCACCCCGAATTTCCAAGCAGCCCGTGCCAACCCCTCGAACCCCGCTGGAACGCTGCCCCACAGCCCTCCCTCCGGCGGGGTTCTTGCTTTTTGTGGTTGACAGGTGTTAACCATTCCGGGACGCGCGGGGCGCTAGGATCGAGCCTTCCAAAAACCGCCTCCGCAACGGCTGTGCTCCGCGCGTGCTGTCTGGGGTTTGCCATGAACATGCGCCATGAAGTCCTGCAGTTGCTGGCCGAGATGAAACGCGCCTGCGCCGACCAGCCCCAGGCCCTGCGCCAGACCATCTGCCTGGAGGCGCTGATCAGCCAGCGTGCTTTTCCCGATGACGAGCAGATTTCACCGCAGCTGATCCCGCTGCGTGCCCAGGCCATCCTGGCCCAGGCGTTTCGCGAGATCGGCACGGCATGAGTTTCGAGCATTTTCCGTTCGATGAAGAGGATGATCCCCTGGGTGCGGCACGGACCATCATCACGGCGGTTCTCTGGGGTCTGGTCATGTGGCTGGCGGTCAGCATCCTGACCGTGTATCTCCTGATCCGGTATGAGTTCTAACGGCAACGCCAGCGCGATCAAGTCGGAGTGGGCCTCCAAACTCTGGCTCTGGCGCAACAACGTCACCCAGTTCGCCGCCGATGTCTTCGGCATGGTCCCCGACAGCTGGCAGAGGCAGGTCTTCGACGCCTTTCCCCATCATCCGCGCATCGCCATGAAGGCATCCAAGGGCCCCGGCAAGACCTGCTGCGAGGCGATCCTCAACTGGAATTTCCTGGTCACTCGGCGCCAGCCCAACATGGCCGCGATCAGCATCTCCGGCGACAACCTGCGCGACAATTTCTGGAAGGAGATGATCTTCTGGGGGATGAAGAGTCCCATGATCCAGGAGATGTTCGAGATGCAGTCCGAACGCATCTTCCTCAAGGAGGAGGGCGGCAAGGAGACGTGGTTTTTATCGGCGCGCAACTGGTCCAAGAGCGCCACCGACGAGGAGCTGGGCCAGAGCCTCGCCGGGCTGCACAGCGACAACGTCATGGTCACCATCGACGAGAGCGGCGGCATGCCGGTGCCGATCCTGCAGGCGGCGGAGGGCATTCTGACCAGCTGCAAGGAGGGCCATATCGTCCAGGCGGGCAACACCAACACGCTGGAGGGCGCGCTCTACCACGCCTGCGTCAAGCGCGCCTCGCAGTGGTACGTGGTGGTGATCAACGGCGACCCGGACAACCCCAACCGCAGCCCGCGCATCAACTTGCAGTGGGCAAAGGATCTGATCGCCACCGAAGGACGCGACAGCCCATTCGTGAAGGTTATCCTCTTGGGCGAGTGGCCAAGCGCCAGCCTCAATGCCTTGATCGGCGAGGACGAGGTGCGCGAGGCGATGGGGCGCTGCTACCGCGAGTACCAGTACAACACCGCGCCCCGTATCATGGGGGTCGACGTGGCGCGCTACGGCGACGACGCCTCCGTGCTCACCAAGCGCCAGGGCATCGTGGTCTTTCCCCAGCTCAAGTGGAGAAACTTCAACAGCATCCAGGGCGCCGCCGCCGTGGCCAACGAGTGGAACAACTTCGACGCCGACGCCTGCTTCATCGACATGACCGGCGGCTGGGGAACCGGCTGGTTCGACCAGCTGCAGCTGCTCAAATATGCCCCGATCGGGGTGCAGTATGCGGGCGAGGCGGCCCAGAAGCTGCGCTACTACAACAAGCGCACCGAGATGTATTTCGACGCGGTGCGCTGGATCCGCAACGGCGGCCAGCTGCCGCCGTCGCCCGAGATCGTCGCAGGCCTGACCGGAACGCTCTACACCCACAAGAAGGACCAGCTGCTGCTCGAGCCCAAGGAGGTGGTCAAGGCCAAGATCGGCTACTCGCCCGACGAGACCGACAGCTTCGTGCAGACCTTCGCCTACCCGGTGAGCCGCCGGGAGCGCGAGGTGGTCGCGGCGGTCAACCGGCGCCATCGCAGCGAATACAATCCGATGGACCAGATGATGCGCGAGGATTTCGGGGCCCGCTCCTTGCGCTGACCGGCCCCCGTCGCGTACATATCCCGCTGCAGGCGTTGAGCTGGGATGACGCGATGGGTTTTGTCTCTTCCGCCTTGGGCGGATTGTTCAGCGGCATATTCGGCGGGGGCACGAGCGCACCGCCGCCGCCCGCCGCGCCCCTTCCCGCGTCTGCCGCGAGCGCGGCGGTCCCCGCAGAGTTCACCCGCATGGCCGCCGAGGCCGGGGGCGGCTTCGCCGCTTCTCAATCGACCGGCGAGGATGAGACCCGGCGGGCCGCGATCGCGTCCGAGGGCGGTGCCGGGTACGGCGCCAAGACGCAACTGGGAGGCTGAGATGGGTCTTGCGCTTCCCTTTGTCGGCATGATGGGCGGTTTTGGCCTAGGTGGTACATTGGGCACGGCCATTGGTGTAGGCAGCGGCGCGATGTTTGCCGCTGATACGGGTGGTCTTTTTGGTGGTGGCAACGGCGCAGCTAGCACCCCGCCACCTCCGGCAGCTCCACCCATACCCGGCGGTCCGAAAATAAATCCTAATAGCGCAGCAGCCGCGACAGCAGGCCAAGCTGGTGAAAGCTCTCTCGGCAGTTCAACTGCCGGTACCGATAGGCAGACACCAGCAACAGCTCAAAAAACATTATTGGGGCAGTGATATGGGATTTCTGTTGCCGAGTGCGCCCGCCGCCCCGCCGCCGCCGCCTGCCCCGGCCACCATGGCCAGTTCCACCGTGCAGGGGGCCGGGCACGCCGAGGCGGCGATGGCGGCGGCTGCGGCGGGCCAGGGTTTTGACAACACGCTCAAGACCAGCCAGCAGGGGGCGCCATCGCCCACCACGGCCAAGACCCGGCTAGGGGGATGACATGAGATGCTTGCTGGAGGGGCACCGTCCGATGGTTTTCAACGGCAAGGGCGACTTTGCCGCCAGCAGATTCTGGGTGTGCATCGACTGCGGCAAGACCGAACCGGTGCGCGAGGGCCTGCCGCCGCTGATGCTGGTGGCGCCCCAGCCGCTACTGGATGAACGCAGGCAGGAGATGCATTGATGGCCCGCACGGCACTCGCCGGTCTTTCCGAGGCCGATTATGCCCCTTACGAGTTCGCCGACGCCAGCACGCTGGCTCAGCAGCCGCCCACCGTCGTCGAGGATGATTTTGAAATCGACAAGGACTGGGACGAGATTTTTTCCCACCTGGAGAGCCGCATCAATTCGATGAAGATGTGGCGCTACAGCTGGTGGGCCTACTGGTCCACCCTGGCCCAGTATTTCCTGCCGCGCCGCTATCACTGGGTGATCAGCGCCAACCTGTTCAACAAGGGCAACCCGATCAACCAGTCGATCATCGATGGCACCGGAGTGTGGGCCAAGAACATCTGTGCCTCGGGCATGGTCGAGGGCCTGATGCCCCAGACCCGCGAATGGTTCAAGATCAAATCGGCTATTAGCAGCTACGAGTGGGACGCCGACGAGAAGGCCTGGGCGGAGGACACCGAGCAGCGGATGTACACCGTCTTGGGGCAATCGAATTTCTACGGCGAGATGGCCCAGGTTGCCGAGGACGAGGTGGTGTTCGGCACCGCCGTCACCATCATGTACGAGGACGCCCAGCAGATCATCCGCAACTACACCCCCTGCACCGGGGAGTATTTCCTGGCCGCGAGCGCCAGCTTTGCCATCGATACGCTCTACCGCGAGTACCTGATGACGGTGGCCCAGATCGTGGAGTGGTTCACCCTGGAGAGCTGCCCGCAGCAGGTGCAGGATCTCTGGCGCCAGGGCGGCGGTTCCATCGACAACGAGTTCATCGTGGCCCATGCGATCGAGCCCAATTTCGATATCGCGGGCAGAGGCGCGTCCACCGGCAGCACGATCAAGGTGGTGCCGGGCAGTTTCGCTTTCCGCGAGGTCTACTGGTTGCGCGGCGTCAAGACCCAGGCGCCGTTGTCCAAGCGCGGCTTTCACAAGAAGCCCTTCGCGGTTTTCCGCTGGGCAAAAACCTCCAACGATCCCTATGGCCGTGGCCCGGGCATGGATGCGCTGGGCGACAACATGCAGCTGCAGCTGGAGACGCTGCGCAAGGACGAGGCGCTGGAAAAGCAGGTGCGTCCGCCCATGGGCGCCGATACCGCGATGAAGAACGAGCCGTCCTCGATTAGACCCGGCGATATCACCTACTGCAACACCGAGGGCGGCAAGAAGGGGTTCTGGCCCTTGTTCGAGATGAAGTTCGATCTCGCCGCCATGCGCGAGGATCTCAAGGACATCGGCCAGCGGATCGAGAAATACTTCCTGGTCGATGTCTGGCTGGCGATCAGCCAGATGGAGGGGGTGCAGCCGCGCAACAATTTCGAGATCGCCGAGCGCCGGGGTGAGAAGATGCAGCGTCTGGGACCGGTGATCGGGCTGTGGAAGAGCGAGGGCGCGCAGCCTTTGCTGGAGCGGCTGATGGACATCATGGAGCGTAAGCAGATGCTCAAGCCCAAGCCGCCCCAGATGCTGCGGATGCCGCTGAAGTTCGATTTCCTGGACATGGTGACGCTGGCCCAGCTGGGCACCGAGACCGCCGCGATGGAGCAGACCTTCCGGGTGGGCGGCGAACTGGCCACCGCCGCCCAGGCCGCCCAGTTGCCAAATCCGTTGAGAGTATTAAACCTGGACGAATCGTTCCGCATCTATGCCGAGCGGATGAGTTATCCGGCCAAGGGATTGTTTACCAGCTCCCAGGTCAAACAACTCGATCGCGTGCGGCAGCAGGCGAAACAGCAGGCCCAGGCCCCGGCGGCGGCAGCTGCTGCGGTCGACGCGGCCAAATCGCTGTCGCAGACTCCGATCGGCGGAGGTCAGACGGCGTTGACACGGATGCTGGGCGGCCAGGGCGGCATGTTCGGTGGTCCTGGAGGTGGTGCGTGAATGGCGGCATCGGAACACGAGATCCTGGAACGGTTGTTGGCGGCGTTGAGAAAGGGCGCGGAAGCGGCCTATCGGCTTTCGCAAGGCGAGCGTGGCTTCGCCTATTTGGATCTGATGCGGGAGATGAAAACCGGCGAGACCTGTTGCCGGCAGATGGCCTTCGGGCGGGACGATACCCGCTGGCTGCCGCTGGGATTGAAACTGGCAGAGGTTCAGAAACGTGCGGGGGCGTGGTTGCGGGCAAAGGAGCCGAGCTGGCGGTTCAAGGGACTGGCGGAGATCCTGGCGGCTTATGTGGCCAACAGCGATCAGCTGGCGCGCAAGAAAACCGGGCGGAGGGGTTTGATCCTGCCAAAACCGGGCTTCGAGGTGAACGCGTACAATCCGCCCTTGATGAAACCGCCCAGCCAGCCCAGGTCCAAATTGATTGTGCCCCGCTAGTTCGAAATGATTTCCCGCGCGAGAACAGTTACAAGGCCGAGGGCATTATCGCCTATCGGCAGCGACCGAATGAGCTTAATCCCTATCGCGGCGGTACGCGCGAGGCGAAGGCCTGGGATCGCGGTTACATCGAGGAGCACCAGCGTGCGCCGCATCAGTTGGAGCTGCCGGATTGGATTGATCAGGCTCAGTGGAATCTTTCAAACGCGACCGCAAAGCTTTATGGCCTGCAAAATCTGATGGCGATGTCGGATGCGCCTATGGGACAATTCAGCGGCGGCAGTGTATTTGCGGTATTGCGCGGGATACCTGATGAGCCGCCCAAGTTTATTGTTTTGAAAAACTGGGAGAAGGCTTCCAATTCGCGCTATGCCGATCTATTGCGTCTGCAAAAGCATTGTTTCCTGGATATGCAGGTAGGTATCAAACTGATGTACGATCGCGAGGAAGACCGCAAGAATTGCAAACACCAGTTCGAGGATATCCTGATCCATGATGTGCCGATGGGCGAGCAGGTATGCCCTATCTGCGGCACGTTGAAGAGCATGACGCTTGGCTGACGAGATCGAAGATGCTGATGTTCCACCGGAAGGTTCTCGCGATGAAAATCCCGCGATCCGTATCCCGAATGCCGCTGATCCGGTTGCGATCGGGCGGGCGCAGCAGCGCGCCAAGCATTTGGCCGACAAGCGTGCCGATTTCTGGAAGAGGGTGCTTTCCGAAGAGATCGGGCGCGCGGTGTTGTGGGACGTACTGCAAAGCCTTTCGACTTTTGAGGCGCGTTTTGCGACCGGGCCAAACGGCTTTCCCTATCCCGAGGCGGCATGGTTTCAGGCCGGTGAACAGTCTGCCGGGTGGCGGATATACGATGCGCTACGAAAGGCCGACTTCGAGGCGGTGCATCTGATGCATCAGGAACATGATTCCTACTTCATCGAGAAAAAAGCGAGATCGAGGAAAACACCATGAGCGGCACCGGTATCTTAGAACCTACTCCTGCGCCAGCTATGGCGCCTGCACCTGCGCCCGCATCGGCTCCTGTTGTCGCTGCTGACGCAGCACCGGCACCTGCTCCGGTACTGGCACCGGCACCAGCTGCTGATGCGGTGGCTCCGGCGCCTGTAGAGGGCGCAGCAGCCGATGGCGCGTCCAAGGATCCGGTGAAAACGCTCCTGGCGACGGAAGAACCGACGCTTCTGGAGACCCTAGACAGCAAGGGCAATGAAAAAACCCCGGGCAGTGATAAAAAAGCTGATTCCGAACCAAAAACGGCGGATTCTGCGGAAAGTTTGCAAAAAGCGCCGGAAAAGTTCGCTTTCCAGCCATTTGCGATGCCGGAAGGTGTGAATCTCGATACCGGACGCATCTCGGTACTCGACAATGTGCTCAATGAGCATCTCGCGCCTCAGGAACAGCGCGACAAGCTGATCAACATGCACATCGAGGAGATGAAATCCTACGACGCGAAGCTGCGTCAGCAGCAGCAGGATTTTTTCCGCGATACGCGGCGCAACTGGCAGCAGTTGCTCAAGGGTGATCCCGAGCTTGGTGGCGCGGGTTTCAACACCACCAAGGCCAATGTGGCGGAGATGCGTGATCTTTTCGCCTCGCGGCACAAGCCGGGGACCGAGGAGCATACGCAGGACATGGCGGAGTTCAATCACATGCTGCGCTATACCGGGGTGGGGGATCACCCCGCCTTTTGGCGCATGATGAACAATGTTTCCCGGCGCTTCAAAGAACCCGCCGCACCCGCGCCGGGAGATTTTAAGCCGCCGCCGGATCTCGGGCGTAAGCCCGGCGCATCGGGTCGCCGTCAGACGATGTACAATCATCCGACCAGCCATCAGAACCGCAACAGCTAACGGGTTCGCGTCATCGGCAGGTGGCTGGAGGGATGATCATACATCCCGGCGCGGGGTACTGACGGCTGGTTGCGAATGTGCCAGTCATCGGCCCAGGGATCGACGATCCGTCGCATCATGTCGCTGAAGGAAATGCCGAGGCGTTTGGCCTCTTTGGCCACCGCCGTCTCGGCGCGTGGCGATAATCCGATCGAGACGATGACGTTCCGGCTCTCTGTTTTTGGCAAGCAAGGCCCCCAAGGCCGTTACAGCAACTTTGCGGCATCCTTACATTTTCAATTGTTCCCCGTCAAATTTTGGCCTCTGCATTCGTTCCAGCGAGTTTTCGCGCCGAAAATTTTTTGGGGGGCCCCCGCTATGGCATCTGGACAATGGCTGACGCTCCTCGACCTAGCCCGTCGCATGGATCCCTACGGAAAGATAGATTACGTCGCTGAGATGCTGTCCCAGGCGAACGAGTATTTCGATGACGCCGTGTGGATCGAGGCCAACGAGATCGGTGGCCACAAGTTTACCTTCCGCACCTCCATCCCCGCCGGTTCCTGGCGTCAGTACCTGCAGGGCGTGCCCTACAGCAAGTCCACCACCGCCCAGGCGACCGTGTCGATCGGTTCACTGGAGGACTATTCCCAGATCGATCGTATGCAGGCGGAAGATTCCGGCGATGTCGATCGCTATCGCGAATCCGAGGATGCGGCCTTCCTGGAAGGCATGTCGCAGACGATGGTGTCGACCCAGTTCTATGGCAACACCACCACCAATCCCGCCCAGTTCATGGGTCTGTCGCCGTTCTACAACACCGTGTCGACTGCCAATGCGCAGAACGCGGTCAATGTGATCGATGCAGGCGGCACCGGTTCCAGCAATCTCAGTTTCTGGCTGGTCTGCCACGGCGAACGCACGATCTACAACGTCTATCCGCGCGGCTCGAAGGCGGGCCTGTCGATGGAGGACAAGGGTGATACCGTCCCCGGGTTCGACAGCCTGGGCAATCGTTTCGAGGCCTACACGTCCTGGTTCCGTCAGCAGGCCGGGCTCTGTCCGATGGACTGGCGCTATGCGGCGCGCATCGCCAACGTCGATGTGACCAATGCCGGGCTGGCGGGTCCCAATCCCTATGACATTTTCGCCGGTTTCGCGCAGCTGATGTACTTGCCGCCGACCCTGGGCAAGGGTATGAGCGGCATCACCAAGACCGATGCGCCCGACGAACCGTCGCCCGGCATCCGTCCGGTGATCTATACCAATCGTACTGGTCGCCACTGGATGGATGTCCAGATTATCCGCGACCGCAACGTCCTGGTCAGCATCCATGATTATGCGGGCAAGGTGTGCGATAGTTATCGCGGCATCCCGACCCGCATCGTGGACCAGCTGCTCACCACCGAGAACCGCGTCGTCTGAGGAGAACAGCCTATGCGCATTGACAGCAGTCTTGCCTTCGTTCCCTACGGCGCACCGCTTTCCTGCGTCGGCGTCACTGGGGCATCGTTCACCTCCAGCGTCATCGATCTCCTGGGATCCGGAGTCGGCACACCTCCGGCCAATATCATCGGCAATGCCACAGTGTTCGGCGAGGATATCGGAGTCGGCGGCACGGGGCCGCAACCCACGCTGATCGTGTCGGTCGGTACGGCTTTCGTGACCGCCAATTCGGGCACCTTGAATGTCCAGTTGCAGGCGGCGGTGGATACCGCTGTTACCTTTCAGCCGGGCACCTGGATCACCCTGGTGGAGACCGGCGCGATCGCGGCGTCCAATCTCACCGCAGGCGAGATCCTCGCGCGTTATGATATGCCTCCGGCGTTCCCGCCGGGTACGTTGCCGCGTTATCTGCGGTTGAATTTCTCGACGGCCACTGGCACCTCCTTCTCTGCTGGTACCATCGCGTTTGCCTATCCGACCTATGTCCGCGACGATCAGGCCAACAAGTATGCCGCGTCCAACTACAAGGTGAGCTGATGTCCGACGATGGCGAGATTGAAACCGTAGTTGCCGCGTCTTCACGCAAAGGCGGCAAGAAAAACAAGGGCGGGCGTCCGAAGGGTGCCAGGACCACCAGGGTGAATCCCGAGGTGGCCCTGCGCTCGCCGGAAGTCCAGGCCTTGATCTCCGAGGCGGTGGCCATGGCCACGGCCAAACTGACGGCGGATCTGGCGGCAGCGCGTGGCCGTCACGGCACCGAACCCCAGTCCGGGGATGCGGGCATGGCACGCCAGTTGGCGTTGGCCATTGCCGAGATCTCCGACCAGGGCAGCAATCGCAAGCGGGTGGCGCCGGAAGTGCTGGAAGCCCGTCGCATCGCGCATGAAAAGATGAACGCCATGATCCTGGACTATGCGGCCCAGGGTGTGGCGCCGGAGTATGAGCTGACCCGCGCGGTTTATCTCGCGGAAGAGCTGGTGGAGCCCACTTACATCGACCGCGATCATGTGACCCGTCGTACGCGCATCGAATGGCCCGGCGTGCCGAACGAAGGCATGTCGCCTTACAACGAGGCCGCGCGCCAGATTTTCGGGGCGTTCATGGAATCGATCGGTGGCGCCACCAAGAATGTGACACGTGAATCGCCTATGCTCAGCGGCAAGCAGGAGACCGGCAGCCAGAGCGGGCTCAAGGTCATGCACAAGCCGGAGGTGCGCCAGGGTTCGCCTGTCGGTAAGCCGCGCAATTCGGGGGTCACCAAGGTTGGCCGCCGTCAGGCTGGCGATGTGGTTGAAACTGCGGTTCTCGGCACGGTAGCGGAGCCCGCCCGGCAAATCGCGTAGGAGCGCGAAGTGAGCAATGTCGTTCAAGCCTACGGTTTTCGCGGGTCTTCTCGCTAGGGGTTTTGAACCTTGCGATTATATCCCCGTGGCCGCCAGCCAGACGACCAAGCTTCTCGGTACTTCCGGCGCAGCGAAAGGTAATTTTCTCAAAGGTATTCTCATCATTCCAGCGACCACGTCGCCGGGCGCGGTAGCGTTGGTCGATGGCGTTTCGCCTGCTACGCCGGTTACTACGACTATTTTTACCGGCGGTGCATCATCGGTATCGAATTTGGCACCGTTATGGGTTCCTGTAGGTGCTGTGAGCAATGTTGCCGGTGGGTGGCAGCTCACTACCGGTGCGAATGTTTCGGTTATTGCTGTTGGTCTCTTCACGTGAGGATTGAAAAATGACCGCTCCATCCCCCACAGCCCCCGGTGCAAGACTCATTACCCCGACCGGTTCCGAGCTTGTTCCCGTCATTGCAGGCGGTCCGATCTCGCAGATCATGACTGCACAGTCGGTCGCGGATTTGAACCCGGTGCCGCAGCTTATGACGGCTGCCGGTGCGACCCAGGGTACCGCCACTCTGATCACCAATAAGACCGCCATTGTCACGGTGGCGACGACTGTCTCCACTAAGGGCGTCAAGCTTCCTGCGGCGTCGACGGGTGCGCTTTATCTGGTGGCGTGTGCTGCCAGCTTCGGCGTCAAGGTTTATCCCTTCGCGGGTGGCAAGATCGGTGCTGCGGCCACCAATGTCGCCGATACCACATTGGCGAAGAACAAGGCGAATCTGTATATTGGTGTCAACAAAACTTTGTGGGTGGTCCAGCGTGGGTCGTGAGCCCGAACAACCCATCGTAGCGGCGGCAGAACTTCCGCCGATGACATATTTCAGGGGCTTCGAACACATCGTGCCTCTGGATGACACGACATGCCGCGCGTACATCGCGCAGAATCTTAAACGCGGCATGGATTATGATGTGTTCGATGCTGTCGCGCATCATCGCCTGACGATCATTGCCAGTGGGCCCTCCGCACGTAATATTGATCTTCGATCCGTTGAAGGCCCTACTCTGGCGGTGAACGGCGCGATGAAGCTGTTCACGGACCAGGGCGTGGCGCCGACTTTCTGGGCCGCCTGCGATCCCCAGGCCGTGGTTGCTGATTTTCTTCCCGACAAGCCTCCAGGAGATACGACCTATCTGCTCGCGGCGAAGTGCCATCCCAGCGTGTTTGACAAGTTGAAGAACAACGAGGTCAGGATATGGCATACGTCCGACTATCCCGTGCCGGGCAAGACGCGCTTTCCGGTGTCATGTTCCATCACTGTCACCATCCTTTGGGTGATGTTCCGTCTGGGCTTTACGGATTTCGATTTCTGGGGCTGGGATGGTTGTTTCATGGATGGGCGTCGCTATGCGTACAGCGCCGATGCAGTTCCGGCTAACGCTGTCACGCTTGTTTTTGGCGGGGAAGTCATCGGCTCTGATCAGGTGGCCGGTGGCCGGGCGTTTCTCACCACGCCAACCTGGGCCGCAGAATCCGAAGCGGCCAACCAGCTCTTTGTGCTGGCGGATTATTTCGACATAGGGCTGACCATCAATGGTGATGGCATGTTCAGTCATGCGTATGAGTTTTGGAAAGGAAAATAGGAGAACGCCATGTCCGGTTCATCGGCAAACGTAATTGCGGCAGGCAGCCTTCTGCCTTTTGTCAACGGTGGTAATGGCACGCAGCCGACACCGATGCTTGGTTTTGGTTTTGGTTCCTTTACCCTCAACGGCACCACGGCGGTGACGGTGGCGGATACCGGTGTCGATGCTGATTCCATCATCATTCCCTGCCTCAAGACGGTGGCGGGAACGGTGGGCGCACTGCCGGTGGTGCAGACCAAGACGGCGGGCACCGGGTTCACGATCCTGGGTACCGCGTCGGATACCAGTGTCTATGACTATCTGCGGATTGGCTGATGCCGTGGCCGACCGGGAAAAGCTTTGCCTCGAAGCACAACAAGAAGCTTCACGGCAAAGCCGCGTCCAAGGCGGCGGAGATGGCGACGGCGATGGTGAACGAAGGCGTGCCTGAAGGCATCGCGATTGCCACGGCTAACAAGCACGGCAACAAGATGCAGGGCAAGGACACGAGAACCAGAAGACAGAAGGCTCTTTACAAGCGGCGTACCTGATGTCTCATTTAAGTTTGCTGGATGTGGCGAGACGACCAATGGCCAAGGGATTTACACCGCGCAATAAATTTCACCCAGGGGGTGAAAAAGGAAAATTACATCGTGAGATGGGCATTCCGGAAGGGCAGAAAATTCCGGAAGCCAAGCTGGAGGCTGCCGCGCATTCGCGTGACCCGGAGAAGCGTCGGGACGCCATCCGGGCCCAGACCATGAAGCGCTGGCACCATGCCGGACACAAGTCAAAAGGTTCGGTCCTCTACGACCGGAAAAAGGGGTAAGTCATGGCCGAGAAAGAACCCAAGCCCGAAGAGAAAAAGCGTTCGTCCGAGAACAAGCGCAAGGCGCTATACGATAGCCCGTCCAGCAAGAAGGCCCGCGCCAGCTCCGGCGATGACGAGGACGCGGAAGAGAGCAAGACCGAGGGCGCGCTGGCACGTCACTCTGCGGCGCGTACCGAGATGCACAAGCGCCACGAGGGCGAGCGGCGTGATCTGCACAACGCCCATCGCGAAGAACACCGTACCATGGCCGCCCGGCATGAGACCGAACACGAGGGTCTCGAAGGTCATCACGAGAAGGTGAAGGCGCATCGCCGCCACGAGGAGGAGCACCGCGCGATGCATCATCGCCATCACTCCGCTCTGGCCGACATGCATCACCGTCACATGGCCGAGATGGCCCAGATGCACACAGCCCATGAAGGCGATCTGGAGGCGGAAGAGCCGGAGACGCCGGAACCCGGTAACGAGCCCGCGCCGAGTGCCGGTACGGCCTTGGCTGCGGCACCTGCCGCTGCTCCTGCGCCTGCTGCCGCGCCGGGCACTGCCCCTGCCGGGTAAGGAGGCACCATGCCCTGGTCGAAAATGGTCGATATGGAGTTGGATGACGAGGATACCCTCGATCAGGCTCCTACCATGTCGTCAGATAAGCGGCCTTCCTATCCTTGGGGCCTGCGTATCTGCCTGACCGACAAGGAGCTGGAGAAGCTGGGCATCGACAGGCCGGAGAATGTCGGGGATATTATCGATCTTCGTGCCTTTGCCTGTGTGACCAGCATCAGCGAGAACAAGAACGCTGACGGTTCGGAATGCTGCCGTGTCGAACTGCAGATCGAAAAGCTCGCCATCGAATCGGAAATGGACGAAGGGGATTAGCCCATGACCGGCATGACCGATTATTCCGCCGACAACTGGCTGGCTTATATCGTCGGCAAGACCGCGATACCGTCGCTGCCCACGGCTTATGTCGCGCTGTTCACGGCGGTGGGTACCGATGCCGGAACCGGTTTCACCGAGGTGAGCGGCGGATCCTATGCGCGGGTGACGACATCGGGTGCCACCTGGAATGCGCCTAGCGGCTCGCAGCCTTCGACCTTGTCCAATGCGGCGCAGATTCAGTTCGTCCAGGCCACGGCTAATTGGGGCACGGTGATCGCGTTTGGGCTTTATGACGCCTCGTCTAGCGGCAACCTTCTGGCCTGGGATTTCCTGGGTTCGGATCCCTGGTATCCCTTTGAATGCACGCTGGCTTCGCCCGGCGTGCTTACCGCATTCGGCATCACGGCGGGATCCTCACCCACGTTGGCCAATGGTGCCTCGGTGGTGGTGTCTGCCGAATATGGTGGATCATTGCCAACTGGATTCTCGCAATACACCACGGGTACAGTGGCCAGTCTGTCGGCGGATGTGTTCAACATTGGGGTCAATACCAGTTCGACGGGCTCAGGTCTTATTCGACAATATACTCAGCAATCGATCCCGAACGGGGTGCAGGCATCTTTTGGCGCAGGGACGTTGGTGATTAGCGCGGCATAGTTGCCCAGTTTATGGGGGGTTTAAGCTATGTCGTTGCTTTTAAATCGCGCAATGATGACGACCGCAACTACAGGAACGGGAACCGTTACTCTTGGTTCTGCTGTTGCGCCTAATCAGTCATTTTCCGCTGCTGGAGCTTTAGACCAGCAGACATATTCCTATTTGATCTTGGATAGCGGCAATGTGTGGGAGATTGGTACTGGGGTCTATACCGCCAGTGGCACAACTTTCACCCGCGTGCTGGATATGTCATCGACCGGTAGTCTGCTTAATCTTTCTGGTAGTGCAACGATCGAGATTACGCTTAGAACGCTGGATGTGAAACAACTTATAAGTCGGCAGACGCCGACCGGTACGGGCACGGTTACGTTTTCCAGTATTCCGCAGACCTTCCAGGATCTGGAGATTGTTTTTTACGGCGCGGGGACCGCATCTGCTGCCAATGTGGATATTGATATTCGGTTTAATGGCGATTCGGGGAGCAATTACGACTATCAATTTCTTCAGGGAACGGCCGTATCTGCGCAAGCGGCCGGTTCGGTGGCAGTTAGTAGCATACGATCGACATCAATAAATGCCGCGAGTGGTGCTTCTAGCAGCGCCGATCAAGCTACCATTCGCATTCCGGCCTATGTAAATAGCACTCTTCAAAAGTCTCTTGTAACTTCGAGCGGCCTTAAAAATGGTACATCGAGTACATCGAATCTTTTTATCTTCGCTGTGGCCGGTTGGTGGAGAAGCACAGCGGCCATTACCAGTGTATCGTTAATTCTTTCTAGCGGTAACTATGCCAGTGGTTCGGTTGTCAGTCTCTATGGGATTCCTTAATGTCCTTGGTAGCCAACCGTGTCTGGGTCAACACTGTTACGACGGGTACAGGTACAGTAACGCTTGGTTCTGCGTTGGTAGGCTATCTGACTATGTCGGGAGCGAGTGCCCTGACGGGGCAGATTTATTCTTATCTGATTTTGGACACGGGTAATGCCTGGGAAATCGGGATGGGGACTTACACCTCCAGCGGACCAACGCTTAGTAGAACATTGGATTCATCATCCACAGGATCGCTGTTGAATTTGTCGGGGAGCGCTACGGTTTCCGTTGTTCTAAGGACATTGGATATCCGACAGCTTATCGCGCGTCAAACACCTAGCGGTGTAGGTAGCGTGACGTTTTCCAGCATCCCGCAGTATTTTCAGGATCTGGAAATTGTGATTTACGGCGCGGTCAATACTGCACAAAATTATGAGATACAATTCAATGGCGATACTGGAAATAATTACGACCGGCAATATGTGGAAGGAAGTAACGCTACGGCATCCGCATCGGGACAACTAACGGGTAATTCAGCATTGATTGGGAGTTTTGGTGGGACAGCGGGATCGCAGGGTGTAACGTATATCCCAACCTACTCTAAAACCACATTTCAAAAATCGTTTGTCACGCAAAACAGCAACAAAACTGGAACCGGGGCAAGTAATCTGTTTGCTATGACGATTTCTGGCTGGTGGCGCAGCACAGCGGCAATCAGCAGTTTGAAGGTATTTCCCAGTCCATCAACATTTAACACTGGAACTGTCATCAGTCTTTATGGGATTCCGTAAATGCCGATAGGTACTCTACCTGTCGCATCTTATCCGGTAGCCGGTGATCAGTTTGTTACCGGATCTGCTGCTTTGAGCGGCACGATAATAGTTACATCTCGCGTATCGGGGCCTTTACCAAGAGTAGCGGTGCTAAGGGGTAAGTGCGCGATTAAAGTTAACTTGGGTTTTTTTGCCGCGACTAATGTGGCTGCGTTACGCTCCAGATTATTAGTCGGCGTTAAAATGAAAGTTGTGTCTTATGGTGCGGCGAATTTGTTTGGTCGAGTTAAAGCGGTTTCAAAATTAAAAAGTATTATTAATTTTACATCTATAGTTTTACAAGGTTTTATTTCGGTTAAGACACGGCTCAAGAGTTTTTTGATAGAGCCTTGTGTCGCGGTGGTGATGGCGCCATTCGAGTCCATCCAAGCCGTAAACGAGCCTCTTGCAAACAGTCCGGCTTATGCTATCGGATTACTGAATAATCCGGTCGTTACCGGAGCCGTCATGTGTTGTGGAGGTATCGCCGCCAGTCCCGTCCCGATTCCTCCGCCTTCCACTTTGGCTTTGCGAGGCAGCATGCGTGTCATGGCGAAAAAGAAGGCTCCACCCCATGTTGTATCGAGCCTGACGGGTCTTAGCGGCAGTGTGAAAAGTGCCACGACGGTCAGCGGGGTGCTATCGACCGCGCCGCCGCCGACAGGTTTCCTGGCGCCGCTCGAATTCATCAACCAAAGCGCGGTCACGACCTGGACGGCGCCGAAGATCAGTTTCGCGCACACCTTCGCGGATGGTGATGTCCCTGTCGGCGGATCGATCACGGCCAAGGATAGTAATAACAATTCCGTGACGGTGCAGATAGACGCGATCTCGTCATGGCCCAGCGGGCACATGGCCTGTGCGGTGCTGACGATCGCCACCACCGAGACCTACGCGCCGGGGGATGTTTTCGCCTACAATCTTTATTCGTCGGCCACGCCGCCGGTCAACACCAACAGCTGGAGCGTGCCGGATATTCGGGTGCAGTATTCCGGTGGAGACTGCGGCTCCAGCACGTACACGGTAAAGGTGCAGGACATCTTTTCCAATTTCACCAACTATCCGTGGGGGACGAGTTTTCCTCAGGGTGGCTGGCGTGTCGTGAAGTCGGGCGCCAATTGCAAGGAGTGGTGGTTCTGGCAGTATCTGACCAACGATTCTGTCGGCGGCAAGACCCAAGGCTATGTGCGCTGTGACATCCTGGTGAAGGCGCTGGGTGCGAGCGGACCTTACGAAGTCAAAGTCCGAACCATCATGCCCAACATCTGGAACACGATAGCCACTGACAGCGAATTGTATAACGGTTACCCCAACCGGTTTGCCGCTGATGTCACCGTCTTGCTGGGCTCGACGCCGCAGGCGTACATGGGTGGCGTCAACGATCCCCGCGCGGTGCCGGTTACGTTTGATCATACCACCCAGATTGTCACATTCGGCGGTTCCAGTCCCATCGGAGAGACAGCAGTTATATTCTCCTCGACGGGTGCGCTTCCTACCGGACTTGCAGTCGGGACGCTGTACTGGCTGTCGGGTGGTCAGATCTGGACGCAACGCCAATATATGTCGGATTATGAGCAGGGTGTGGCTTATCCGAACTATGTGTCGAGTAATTCGTACGGCACTTTCGCGCGTTGCACCAATCCATCTACCGGGCAGAAGTATTTCTCAACCTCTAGTGGCACATCCGGCACCACGGCGCCGACCGGCGCGACGTTTGCCGATGGCACCTTGCTGTGGGAAAGGGTGAATCCTGTTTTCACGGATAATGGCAGTGGCGTGATCACAGCGGCGCCAATGTATGCCGCATACCAGCAAGGGGGATGGGAGGGCCGCGATATCAACGGCAATCCGTTATGGGTCGGCTCCGGCTCATTCCCGCAAGTCGTTCCCGGCCACGACCTTGATTACTTGTTTTCGTCAAAAGCCACGCTGCCCTTCAACAAGGCCGCAATCGTTCAGACAACCGATATGTCGCCGCCTCAATACGGCCCGAACCAGGTCTTTGGCGGCCTGTGGTGGTATCAAGACACCACGGGTGATTCCAACGGAGACCAGCGTATTGGGCATATGGACAATTGGGGGCTTGTGAGTCTGTACAATCCGCAGGATCCGTTCTATTTCCAATCAAGCCTTTGCGCGGCACTCAATTGGTCGCAGTATCCGCAAAACTTTTTTTACGATGAACGCAATGGGCTCCCGTTCACGGCGGATAACGGCCCCAACAATTCCGGTTTGGCTTATACCAATTATCCAACCCCATTACCCGGCTGGCTGCAGAATGGCGTACCGGGAAATGGCAGCGCTCGCGCCCCAGGACCACCGGGAAATACGTGGGTTGCATGGGCATCCAACATAACGGGAGTGCAAGGTGGGTTAGGTAGCGGTCAGTATTGGAATGACCTTTCTCATACGCCATGCCCGGCACAAACGGCATATCTCAAGACCGGCTGCCCATTCATGGAAGATCAGATGGTTGGCTACGCCAATTCATCGTCTGCCTTGGCGTATTATTCCTATGTCAATTATAACGGAACTGCGACCTACAGCGCCATTAATGCGGGCAATGGAAGTCAGCAGTTGCGTGCCTGGGGCTGGGCGCTGCGCAACATCCAACAGGCGCTTTATTTCTGTTCTGATTCCCATCCGCACAAGCCGGTGCTGCAAAACATCTACAAAAGCCATTATAATTATCAGGCTTTCCAGACGACCACATTGCCATCGCAGGCGGCTGTATTCGGCAATCTCTATTACAATGCTTTGGGCGATGGAAGATATCCGCCATGGTCATTCCATTTCCTGGACATGGCGGTAAGCCTGGATTACTGGCGCGGTGGTCTTGTCAGCGGCACAATGACCGATATCACCACCTTGTTTAATTACATGGCCAATCACTACGCCGCGTATTCGACAGGCACGTTCGTTTACTATCTGGGTACCTATTATTATCATTTCCAGTCCACGCCGGGCGACTGGACTTCCTGTTATACCGATTCCAATACGATGTTCACAGCCAATTATCCGCCGGGCAATACGCTTAATTGTGTCACCCCGCCCGCCCCCGCGAACATGGTGGATGACCCCAACAACAATACCGCGCCACACCAATTCAATAGTCCGCAGTTTACCACGGCCTACGCCGTCATTGCCCAGACCGCTCTAAAGACGCGTAATGTCGCAAATCCTTCCGATGGAACGGTTGCGGCATGTCTAGCCTCTATCAAGACCGCTATATCCGCCCAGACCGGCGTATCGTCGACGCAGGGTGGCATAAGTTGGTCATTTACCTATGCCGGTAAGATACAGAACTACCACTGTTTCACCTGTTTTTAAGGGTTCACATCATGAGTTCGTCCGGTTCACTCGTCATTGTCGTCAATGAAAACGAATACGGCACGACGGCGGCCAATGGCGGCGTCACTTGGTCCTATGTCAATGCGGGGTTCATACAAAACACTCAGACTTTCTACAGTTTCTGAGTTATAGAGACACAAAGGGGCGTGTCATGAATGTCGGAGACTACGGTAACGAATTGATTTTCGGGACCGGTTTTAACGGGGCGGGCTTTGATATGTCCGGCGCGACCGGATTGTCGATCCTGTTCACCCGTCCCGATGGTACGACCTTCACCGTGACCGAGCCTCAGGTGGCAATCGGCAGTACCAACGTCACGGTGCCCGGTGGCATCTTCAATGCCCATCAATACGTGACATATTACTTCATCCAGGGCCAGCTCACCAAGGCGGGATCCTGGCAGGCGCGGCTGATCTATGATGTTTCTTCGGCGTTGCCGCCGATTCATTTCAACACCAATATCGCGCGTTTCAATGTAGGGCCCTGACCGATGGTGACCGCGACCGACATCGTCAATCAGGCCATTCAGCTCATGGGCGATAATCAGCAGCTCGTGACCGGCAATTATCCGAGTTTTGACAACTCGCCAGCCGGTGTGGCTGCGTCCCAGCTCTACGGACCTTGTGTCCAGACGGTGATGAAGAATTTCACCTGGGACTTCGGACGCAATAACGCAGCGCTGGTTGTCACCGTCAATGTCGCGCCGTTTCCCTGGTCGCAGGAATATCTATATCCCAGCGATGGTTTGACCATTCTTCAGGTCAGGTCAAACACGCTTAGTGATCCCAACAACCCAGCACCGGTCGAATGGACCATCGGTAATGTGCTGGTGTCTAGTATTCCAAAGAAAGTCATCTGGACCAATCTCGCATCGGCCTGGGCTGTCTACACCAATTTTCCGCCGCCGGATGTGTGGGATGTCGGTTTCCGCGAGGCCGTGGTGCGGTTACTGGCATCCGAACTGGCGATGGCGATCCCCGGCAAGCCTGATGTCAGCGAGAAAACGCTTGAAAGCGCGGGTGCCTTCGAAACCGCTGGTGAAGCGAGGCCGGGATGACAAACCTGCTCATCACTCCGGCTTCACTCGTCAATACGGCTCTCGATCGTGTCGGCTACAAGAAGCGCATCGGGTCGCTTTATGACGGCTCCGATGCCGCGCTCAAGGCTCTCGATATCTATGGCCAGTGCCGCGATCAGTTGTTGCGGGATTTCGAGTGGGGTTTTGCCGAACGCGATGTCACGCTCAGTCTGCTCAAGACCGCGCCGGTAGGCGGTTACAGCGCATCACAGCCGTGGAATACCACCTATCCGATCCTGCCATGGATCTACGAATACACCTATCCCGCTGACATGATTAAGTTGCGCTCGTTGCGTGCCGCAGGACCAATTCCTGATTACGATCCCGGGCCGGTGGTGTTTCGGGTCGCCAACGATAACTCTTATAATCCTTTTCGCCGGGTGATTCTCACCAATCTCACCAACGCGATCGCGGTCTATACCGGACAGGTGACCGATCCTTCCACCTGGGATGTCGGGTTCACAGAAAGCTTCATCACCCAGCTTGGGCAGCGTCTGGCGCCTGCGCTTGTCGAGTTGGAGGCCATTAAGATTCTGGCACCCCAGGCAGCGGTGGAGACCGAGACCGCAGAAACACAGGTGGGCTGATGACATCTCCTGCCGATATCATCAACCGTGTGCTGGATCTGATCGGCAGGCCGGAGCTGGTCATTGGAGAGCTTGGCGAGGGTACCGAAGCTGCAAAACCCGCGCTGCGTGCCTATGGTCCGGCTGTGCGCCAGATGCTCCGTGCGGCCCATTGGGGCTTTGCACGCAAGCAGTTTCCGCTGGTGCTACTCGATGATGCCACCGGCCAGACCCCGGGGGTTGGCACCAAGGTGCAGGCGCCATGGACGTATAAGTATGCGTGGCCAACCGATTGCATCAAGGCACGCTTCCTGCCGTGGAATACGAACCCGATACAACCAACCCCGCCGATCATGACCAATGTCAGCTCGCCGCCGCTCAATGCGGTGCGACTGGCACCCGCGCCGTTCCTGATCGGCATAGATTACGACAATCCGGTGCAGGAAGGCTGCTACATGACTTGGTCCGATATCCCGGACTGGGCCAACACGCCGGGACAGGGACCGCTGCAGAACACCGCGATATACACCAACGTGCCGCCACAGCCGCAGCAATCGATCGTCAATGGGTCCACGGTCACCACCCAGGTGATGCCGAGCCTCGTCTATACCTGTCTGGTGGTCTATCCCTCGCAATGGGATCCACTGTTTGAGGAATCGCTGGTCCAGTATCTTGGTCAGAAGTTGGCGATGCCGCTTATCCCTGACAAGAAACTGGCGCGGGTGATACGCGACGATTGCATCAAGACCGGCAAAGGCATGATAGAATCGGCCCGCGCCATCAATGCCAATGAGAGCGGTTTCCCGCAGACGATCTCGCGCATGGCGGAGTGGTCGCGCGCGCGCAACGCGGCGGGCGGCTACTGGTGGGGCAATGGTGGCGTATGGGGCCTGGGCGCGGGGCCTAATTACACCGGTCCTGGCGGCGTATGGTGTGGCTGGGACGCTCTCGGCTGGGCTGATGGGAGCGTGTATTGAGCCAATTCGATTCGCAATTCTTCGATATATCTAGAGGCGGCTATAACATACGCAGCGCGTGCTTCTTCCACGGTGTTAAAACTTCCGAGATTAATTTTTTTGCTGTCCTTGGTTATTTGAGCGCGGTAGGGGTGACGACGTTTTCTTTTTTCTACACCTGTAGCGGGGTTGGCAAGAGCTTTTTCCACCAAACATATGCGATGCGCTATCACAGCGTGCAGTGGTTGAGGTTTACCGCGTTTTTTAAATCCTTCGCGTTGCATAGCGATTCTGTGCGCTGTGGCTTGTACAGTGGTATGTTTCGCTCCTTTCTTAGCTTCCGAAAGTTTACGAATATGTTCGGAAGATTTTTTCTTACCAAGTGCTGTGAGACTCATTTTATATTTTGTTTCTGCGGAATGTTTTCTTCCCTTAATAGAGCTTCCTTCCCCGCCGATTGTCATATTGTAGCCGAAGGGAAGAAGCGTGTTGTAATCTGTAATCAATTTTTGTTCCGCGTCATATGCCGACTCGCGAGTAAATGCCGAGAATACTGGCGCCACTATAAAAGATTTAGAGCCATATTTTCTTATAGCGCTATGCAGCGTACTTTTAGATTTTTTTCTACGCGCTATGTATTCGTGTTCGTGCCAGCGCTTATGTATATCGAAAGCGGTTACGCCAATATACAATTTATGCGTGGCCAAACATGTAATTCTATATACGCTATAGTGTTTAATTTTGGTCATTATGGTGAGTTAGCGTAATGGCTATCCCTCTTATACTACCTTCTTTCACTGCTGGCGAGCTATCTCCAGGATTGTTTGGTAGAATCGATCTCAACAAATTTCACATTGGCCTCGCCACCGAGCGTAATGCCTATGTCGATTATCGCGGCGGTGCCTACTCACGGGCGGGCACGAAGTTCGTTGGTTTCTCCGGCCAGACCGGACGCAACTATCCGCCGCGTCTGATCACTTTCCAGTTCAATATAAACCAGGGCCTCGCGCTGGAATTTGGCAACCAGTACATGCGTGTGATTGCCAATGGTGCCTTTGTCACCAACACGCCGACCACGATCACGGGTATCACCAATGCCAACCCGGGTGTGATACATGATCCCGCGCACGGCTACATTACCGGTGAATGGGTTTATCTTTCCGGTATCGGCGGGATGACCGAACTAAACGGCCAGACTTTCATCGTGGTGTTCATTGACGCGAATCATTTCTCGCTGACCGATGTCTATGGCAATCCCATCGATACCACCCTTTTCAACGCCTATACGTCTGGCGGCACTGCGGCCAGTATCTTCACTCTGGTTACACCCTATTCCGAAGTGGATCTTGCGTGGCTGAAGTGGGTGCAGTCGGCAGATGTGATGTCGATCTGCTGCTGGAATCAGATCACTGGAACACTTTATCCGCCTTACGAACTGGTACGGATCGCCGACAACAACTGGACCATCACGCAGTTCTCCACTGCCGCGACGATAGACCCGCCCGCCACGATCAATGGACAGGCCACCGTACTGGCTGGCGGCTCCAATCTGCCGACTGACTACAACTATGTCGTCACGGCGGTGGCCAAGGATGGCAGCGAGAGCATTGCTTCGCCGATCGCCGACATCCCGAACTCGGTGGATATCGCGTTGACGGCTGGATCCATTAAATTGAACTGGTCCGGGGTCGCCGACGCCAATTACTATCAGGTCTATAAAGCGAACCCCGCATACAACTCGACGGTGCCGGTGGGATCGTTCTTCGGCTTTGCCGGTGCTACCTATGGTACCAGCTTCGTCGACAGCAATATCGTGGCGGATTTCACCCAGGTGCCTCCGACCCATACCGATCCGTTCGCGGGCGGCGGTATCATCGCGGTCACTATCACTTCAGGCAGCAGCGGCCTGACTACGGTCAACTGGTCGATCACAGGTGGTGGTCCTGGTACAGGGTTCGCTGGCTATCCGGTTGTTACTGGCGGTGTGTTGACCGGGTTCGTGGTGACCAATACCGGTGATGGTTATACAGGATCCAACAATATCGTGTTCACGCTCGCGGGGACCGCGATTGGTGACATCTTGTTTGGCGCCAATCCGTCTCCCGCCGACACTATCACGCTCAATGGTGTGACGATCACTTTCGTCTCCACTGTGACGACAACGCATCAGGTCGAGATCCAGGGAAATCTAGCCGCTACGCTGACCCAGCTGGTTTCGGTGTTGAATGGTCTGCCGGGCGCGAACTTGATCGTGGCTTCGTACAATGTCGATGCCACCCATCTCAACATCACTTACAAGACGCCGGGCACGGCAGGTAATGCCTATACCTTGGCCGCGAGCGTGGCGACCCCGTCCGGCGCCACGCTGACCGGCGGCAGCGGCGTGGCCGGTGTCCAGGCGACCGGCAGCTATCTTTTCAGCGGCAATCCCACCCCGGGCCAGACCATCGTACTCAACGGGCAGAACTGGACCTTTGTCGCTTCGGGTGCGGGCGCCAACCAGACCAATATCCAAGGCTCACCCGGCGCCACGGTGACGCAGCTGGCAGTCGATCTGAACGCCTCCACCAATCCGTTGATCGATGTCGCCAGTTATGTCGCTTCTACCTTGACGCTCGATATCACCTACAAGACGGCGGGTGTGGCGGGGAATGCCTATACCATTGCGGCGGGCACCTATGGTGGCACGCCGAGCGGACCAACTTTGACCGGCGGCGTGGATCCACCTGCCACGCCGACAGGCACACTGGTGCTGTCTCCTGGTACGGGCAATTTTCCCAGCGTGGTGACTTATTTCCAGCAGCGTCGTGTCTATGCCTCGGGGCCCAATGCGCCCGACACCTACTACATGTCCCAGCCTGGGCGGTTCAATAATTTTGATTCACGTCTTCCCACCATTGATAGTGACGCCATCATCGGTTCGCCCTGGTCACTCCAGGTAGATGGTATCCAGTTCATGGTGCCTATGCCCGGTGGTCTTGTCACCCTTACCGGATCCTCGGCGTGGCAGCTGGGCGGCGCCGGGGGATCCTCGTTAAACCCGCAGCCGATTACGCCTGCGTCCCAGCAGGCGCAGCCGCAGGCTTTCAACGGCTGCTCGAACCATGTGCCGCCGATCAAGATCAATTTCGATGTGCTCTACAATCAGGCTAAGGGATCGATCTGGCGTGACCTGTCGTATAACTTCTTCACCAACATCTATACCGGTCAGGATCTGACTTATCTGTCGAGTCAGATGTTCGTTGGCTACACCACCCGCGAAGCGGCATGGTGCGAAGAGCCTCTGAAAATTGTGTGGGTGAATCGTAATGACGGTACGCTGCTCAGCCTTACATATCTTAAGGAGCAGGAGGTTTCTGGTTGGGCACGACACGACACGCAAGGTCAATGGTGGTCTGTGTGTTCCGTTACTGAGCCACCGGTTGATGCACTATATTTGGTTAGCCAACGCTTTTTGGTGTCTTAATGCCCTTTAGCTCATCCATTCAAATGCTATTCGGCGCGCACTCTAGTACCGGCGCAGGCGCGGGATGTATTATAGATTGGACTCGACAACGAGCTTGGATATACGGCGATAATTCTTTCTTCTCTAATATCAATTTTATCACTGGTGTAGAACAGAATTTTGGTTCTATTCCGGGACAGTGTAACGCCTCGCCAATGGGGCTTGATGCTAATGGCAATCTTTATCTGACCAATGGCGGATTAAGCAATGGTGGGGAAACTCAGATCAACGGTACTACGCTGGCCCAACTTAATACTACTACATGGGGCTTCAATGTTTTCGGCGGCGGCGATTATGCCAATGTTCCTGTGCATGGGTTGCAATACATGCTTGATACCGGGGTTGGTGGCGGCCTCGGTGTCAATAACCGTATAAATGTCGCACTCGATACCGCCAACTTACTAAACCAGAATTGGACTTGGGGTCCCCATTCGCGTGTTTGTGCGGGTCCTGTTGGCGCGCGTTATGGCTACATGATTAATGGTGTGACTACAAATACGATAGAGCTGTTTCAGGTTGCTGTGTATCCATCACCGATGCAAACTTTGATCGGTAGTTACACGCCAACTTCAATAGATGGTACGTGGACTAGTATTGATTCTATTGGTATTTGTTTGGATGCGACAGATGGCAATCCGATTGTATGTTTTACGGGTAATGGTGCGGTAGGTACATACATTGCAAAATTAGATGGCGTAGCAGGCACTGTTCTATGGACGGTGCCACTACCTAGTAATCCTGGCATCACTACAGATTGGAAATATAGTTCGATTTTAAACAGTGTACTCTACGTAATGACGCCAAGCCATTTTGGTTCGCCGCCGGTAGAGTGCACTACCATTAATACCGTGAGTGGTTCGTACAGTTCTTCGTCTGCCAATCTGGCAGGCGTTAATCCAGTTTACGGTCCTCAAATTTCTAACGACACCCTTGGTGCTGTCGCACTTCAATGCGACTACAACCAAACTGGGGGCGGACCTGTTCCGTTAAATGCTACGCCAACTTCGTTTGGCAATCGTTGGGCCCTTTTGTATGTGGCACCGGGTATTTCTCCGCCACCACCTGTAGTTCTTCTTGGAAGTGCCTATTTTATCGAGCGTATGGATAATCGAGAGTGGGCGGCTCGTGAAAATGTGTGGTGTGTGGATTGTGCTTTGCAAACTGAATTGCCGACTTTTAACGCTACCCTATATGCTGGTTCAGCCACTGGTTTGGGTGTACCGACAGGTGTTACGGGTTTATTTGGTGGTCAAGGTTATTCAGTAGGTACAACGGCTGCTATTCTTGATCCGACAGGGACGGGCGCAGGCGTTAATCTCATCATTGCCAGCGGTATCATAACGAGTGTTATTATTGTCGGCGGTACGGGCTACACATACCCTCAGCTGATATTTACCGATCCTGCAAATAGCGGCATGGGCGCTTCTGCCCAAGTAACTTTGGATAATAGTACAATTTTCAAAACCGACGCGGCGGTGTTTAATGCGGGTATGGTTGGTGATGTTATTCGTATGGGCGGCGGGGTCGCCACTATCACCGCTTATACGAATGCACAGCAGGTAACTGCTAATATAACAACGCCAATTGTAGATGTGTTGGTCAATTCTGGCGGAACGCCTGTTCCGCAACCATCGGGTAGTTGGAGCATCGCCACTCCGATCACCCAGGTGTTCGGCCTGATGCATCTGGCCGGTTTTACCGTGACCGGTGTGGCTGATGGCGCGGTGGTGACGCCGCGTGTGGTGGCCTCGGACGGGTCGGTGACGCTGGACGCGCCTGCCACCTTGATCACGCTGGGGCTGCCGTTCACGCCGCAGGTGCAGAGCCTCTATCTCGACGGCGGATCGCCCACGGTGCAAGGCCAGTTCAAGAAGGTCGGCGAAGTGGTGGTGCGTTTCGATGCCAGCGGCATAGAAGGTATAGAGACCGGCAGCGGGCAGCCCACACCTTCGGCCAACAGCCCGCAAGTGGACTCGCTGCCCTGGGATGGCATGTATCCGATCAAGGTCAAGGCCGATCAGGCGCTGCCGCCTTATGGCAGCACGACCCAGCCGCTGTTCACGGGCGATGTGCGTCAGCCGGTGAAGGGCGGTTACACCACGCCGGGGCAGGTGGCGATCCAGCAGACCCTGCCCTTGCCGATGAATATCACCGCTATCATTCCCGTTTCTCTAGAGGGCAACCAGCCCTCGCAGACCTACGCGCCCAAGACCGAACGTGAGCCGCCGGGCAAGCCGAAAAGAGGCAGACCATGATCGTCGAGATCCTGGACTGCCGTCTGCGTCACCTGCGTGAGCTGGCCGCGAACTTAAGGTCCGGCGATCGTGCCGAGCTGGAGATGATTCCGCGTCCGATCCGGCACACGCTGAACGATTTGTGGCTGCGTACCTACGAGCCGCGTTGTGCCACGGTGGATGGGATGGTGGCCGCGTGCTGGGGTTGTTCAGGTTCTTTACTCGCGAGTGTGGGGGAGATGTGGTTATTTACCACTCCGGTGGTTGAAAAGGCGCCTTTGCGTTTCTTCAAGCAGGTGCGGATCGAAGTGAACGAGATGCTGAAACAGCATCAGGTGCTGGTCAGCAACGTATCGTGTGATTATACAAAGGCACTTCGTTTCTTCGAGATGCTGGGTTTTTCCATCGGTACTGAAACTAGGCTGGGACCGGACAAGAGGCCGTATCTCGAAATCCGCATGGAGCGTTAGATGGGCTTCGTATTTCAGGCCCTGGGATCTGTGTTCCAGGGTGAATCGACCAAGGCGGCTGACGATTACAATGCTGCGGTGGCGCGGCAGAACGCGGCTTACACGTCCGCCGCAGGCCAGACACGGGCGCAGGATATCAGCCTGCGTGGCGCCGCGCAGGGAGGCCGCATCAGGGCGGTGCAGGGCGCCAACAACATCACGATCTACCAGCCGGGCAAATCCTCTGCCGAGAACGTGCGCGAGAGTTCACGCATGGGTACCCAGCTCAGTGCCACCCGGTCCGAGAACGATGCCCTGATCGCGGCGCACGGCTACCAGTCCCAGGCCGCGCTCGATGTTTATGCGGGCAAGACGGCCCAGATCGGTGGCTATATCGGCGCGGCTGGCGATGTCGCGGGCGGTGTGACCGAGATGTTCGGCGTGCCCACGAGCGTTCCCGGCGGTGGTGGTCCGACAGGCCCGGGTACGGGCGGCCAGCCGCAGAGCCTGGGCGATGCGTTGCGGGCTTCCGGCACCGGTTATGACTACGATCTGGCGACGGTGCCCTGATCATGGCCGATCTGCCGCAAGACATCGGCGAACCCACGGTCGAGCCCGGACTGCAGGGCATCCAGGTGCATGCCACGCCGGAGGACTTCGGCGCGGGCATCGCGCAGGGCCTGACGCATGCCTCTTCCGGCGTCGAGAAGGCGTGGAATTTCTACGAGGAGACTTCCGCCGACAACGCCACCAACAACTGGCGCAAAAAAGTCCAGGAGATCATGTATGGGGATCCCAATGATCCCAACAAGCCCGGCTATTACAGCTACAAGGGCGCCGATGCGATGTCTCACTACGACGAGACGATCAAGGCGCTCGACGATGCGGAGAACGAAGCCCGCTCCTCGCTGTGGACCGCCAAGGCGAAGTACATGTTCGATGTCGACACGCGGCGCAACCGTTCGCTGGTCGAGCAGCAGCTGGGCGGTTATCGTGTTCAGCAGCAGCAGGAGTGGGGCAAGCAGACCGCAGCCGACACGCTTGAACAGGCCGACAGCTTGGCCGCCCAGCATCCCGAAGATCCCGTCATGATGGGTCAGGCGCTGGATATGGCACGGGGCGCGGCGATAAAGCAGGCCCAGCTTACGGTCGGAAACAATGGTTTTGATGCCCAGGCCGAGATCGACAAGGCCTTCACACGGGTGCGGCTGTCGCAGTTCAGGACGCTGCTGGTGACCAACCCGGAGAAGGCGCTGGACATGGCGAAGTACGACGCCAATCTCAAGGACGCGCCGAACTACGATGCGATTTATCACGTGGCCCAGGAGGCCGCCGCCAATGCCGTGTCGGCGAGAACCAACGACCAGCAGCTGGCCGTGTGGGGTGTCAAGGCCGATGCGGCCACCAGTCCCGTCAACCAGCCCAAGGCCCACACCACCGTGCCTCCGGCACAGTTCAATGACGCGCTTAATAAGATCGACCCCAAGTACCGTGGTGCCGCTGGATTTGTCCTGGCTGGAGAAACCCGCGCCGAACCCGATAGCGCTGGTCCAAAAGGCGATTACCATGTGGCGGGTGTCGGACAGTTTACCGCTGATCAGTGGCAGACCGTTACCGGTCAAAAGATCCCGGCTGCCGATATCGGGGTAAAGGGCAAGGATCCGCGTCTGGATCCCAACGCCTCGATCGCCACGCTGGGCAAGGAGCTGCAGCAGAATTTCGATCGCTATCGTGGCGTGTTCGGCCAGGACCCCACGCCCGGCGATCTGGCGTTGATGCATCAGCAGGGCGCTGGCGGGGCGATGAAGCTGCTGCGGGCCTTAGGTCCCCATCCCAATGATCCCGCCACGAACTACATCGCCGCCGATGCGCTCACCGCGAACAACATCCCGGCCAATGCGACGGTGGCCCAGACGGTGCGCTCGATCGAGGATTACTACACCAAGGGAAAAGGCGGCTCTTTCGGCGGCGCGGGGGCCACGGGTTCATACGCCGGTTCGCAGTCCGATTTCCTGGCCGAGCATCTCAACGACGCGGTCAACCAGTACCATGATGCGATATCCGCCGACCCGGTGTTCAAGGACCGGCCCGATCTGGCGGATCAGGCGACCGCGCGTTTCGAGACCCGTTACCGCCGCCAGATCCGCGACCAGAACACGCAGTATCTGTCCGATATGCATTTCATCCAGCGGCTGACGGCGGGGAATCATTTCACCAGCTGGGACGAGGTGATGGCCTCATCCCCGGACGCGGCTGCGGTCGCGCAGCGCCTGCTATGGGAGAATCCGGTCGCCTATCACGAGATGGACAGCTGGTTCAAATCCAACGCGGGCGGCGCCGCCAAGGGCTATGGCACGCAGTTCTCCAACGTGCTTGATCGCGTGCTCGCGCCCGCCGACGATCCCAATCGCATCAAGGATCCCTCCGAGATCAGCCGCATGGTCGGCATGGGCGAGAACGCGCTGATCACCAACACGGGCGGCGGGGTGCTGACCGAGCTGTTCAACGCTCGCGGCAAACCGGGTGGCGAGCAGGACATTGACCAGCTGCGCGCCTATCTCGCGCACGCCAAGCCGCTGATCGATCCTTTGACCAACTCCGCGCTGGGCACGGTGTCGCCGCAGGGACAGGCCAAGTACGCCAAGTTTGTCGGTTCCGTGCTGCCGCTGATCGCGAGCGAGCGCGGCCAGGGCGTGCCGATGGCCGAGATCTTCAAGAAGGGTGGCCCGGTCAACCAGCTGCTGCTCGACAACATGCCGTCAGCCACGGACCAGCGCTCATGGCGCGGGAAACTGGTGCACGACCCGGACAAGGCGCCCGAGATCAAGGCGGTGAATTACCTGAAAAAATCCATCGATCCAACCTACCTGGAAACAGGCATCAAGGAGCATACCATCAGCCCGGCGCAGGCAAGCCAAGCCATCCGCATGGGCGCGCGATCGCGCCAGGAGATCAAGACGGCATGGGATCGCATGCTGATCACGCGTGAGGATGCCGAGATCGCGCTCGCGCATCTGGGCCAATATCACCGCAATTTCTGGGGCCAGCCTGAACAATGAGTTTTCCCGGCTACTCCTCCGATGAAGTGCTGGGCCCCGGCCCGGCGAAAGGCTTCAAGCAAATAGGGCAACCGCAGATGCCTGCTCCCGTGATGCCGGGCCAGGGCTCCTATCATCCCGACGATGTGCTGGGGGCGCCGCCGGTCGAGCAGAACGGTCTGTTCAAGGGCACCGCCGACCTGGGCGCGGCGATGTTTGCCGATTTCACCAGACCCAGTGATCCCAACGCGGGCAGCTCGACGCCCGCGCTTGATCATTATTTCCAGTCCACCTCTGCCGGGCAGATGCTGGCGAAATTCGGCCAGGATGTCACCGCGCCGTTCAGCCAGCAGGATGCATTGGCGACGACGGATAACGGCAAAGGTCTCGATTTCCTGAAGCGCAGTGGCGATTACAAGCAGTGGGCGGCCAATCATGGCGCCACCACCGACACCTTCCGCAACACCACCATGCGGCCATCGGCGATGGATGCCATGCGTGAGGCCCAGATGCTCACGGGCTGGGGCGGCGAGGCGATCAAAACTTATTTTGGCGGCTTTGGTCCGGCAGTGGACCAACTGCGCCGGGATCTGGTCGACGGCAAGGATGATCTCAGGCAGTTGGACGGGGCACCTTGGGAGGCCAAGGTGGTCCCTTATATCCACAATTTCCTGCTGCAGTCCGGCGGCGAGGGACGCATCGCCGCCGAGGTATTCGACAGCGGGATGCTGGCGTTTGCCCTGACCGGCATCCCCCAGGCGATCGGCTGGACCAACCACCAGCTGGCCAGCGCCACCGTGCATGCCATGCCGATGCCCGGCGACACGCCGCAGCAGCAGGACCAGCGTATTTCCAACATGGAAGGTCAGCTGGGCTTCTACGAGATGTTCGTGGGCCCCGAGCGTGGACTGGGCTACCATCTCAACATCGCCCGCCGCCTGGATGCCGCGAAGAACGCGGGCGTGATCGGCAAGCCGCCGCTGTTCACCAACACCGGCACCGACATCAAGGCCGCCAATCAGGGTCATGAAGACCAGCTGAAGGGCGCAGGCGTCGAGCCCGCCGCCCAGCCGCAACCCGGCGTGGTGCATACCGACCTGACGCCCTCGGCCCCGCCGCTGGTCGAACCCGAAAGGCCGTCCGTCGAAAATCCGCAACAGGATGTGCATGGGGTGGCGCGCGCGGCCAACCCGGAATTGTTTGCCCAATACGATCCCCTGGCCGCCCGGCATGCGTGGTACGTCGATTGGATCAACACCCTGCGGGCGCAGAAGGAGAACGATCCCCGGCTGGCCCGGGCCCAGGCCGAGATCGATGGCATCTTGGCCAAGGTTAACGGTGTCGAGAGCCGCCTGACCAATCGCGCCCGTGCCCGGATCGCGGACATAAGGGGTGGAATGCAGGATTTCCTGGACACCGATACCCCCGACATGGCCCGGGTGAAGGAGAAGATGCTGGAGAATTTCCAGCAGATGCAGCCGCTTCAGACCCAGGTCCAGGCTGCCTACCGCGAAGCTGCCCAGCGCATGGCTGCCGACGCCGCCGAACGCGGCGAGGGGGCACCTGTCCAGACCGCCCCGGCACCCGCGCCGGAGCCGGAGGTTATTAATCCGGTCCAAACATTTCCGCCGAATATCGGCGAAATGGCCGCCGAATTACAGCCAGTTAACGTGCCACGTGAAACAATAGTTCCACGAACTGATCTCCCTGCCGAGACCGCCCATATTCAGACCCCCGCCGATATCGCCGTCGATGCCTCCCGCCAGCTGCAGGCCGCCGGGGTGTCGAAAGAAGTGGCAGATACCTACGGCCAGATCGCGGCGGCCCGCTACACGGCCCGGGCGGCCCGCCTGGAGGGCCGGGCGGGAACCGCAGCGGAACTGTACCGCGAGGAGGGGCCGGTCTGGCAGGGCGTCGGACGGCGTCCCGCAGCCGGTCAGCGTACCCTGGCCCAGCGGACGGTGAAGAAGGCCCAGAGCATCGTCGACAAGATGCCGGGGCTGCGCCGGATTATGCCGGATCTGACTCCCGAAGAAAGAACCGAAGTTACTAGCCGCAACGCCAAGCAGTTGTTTGACCTGTGGTCCCAGCTGCCCGCCCGGGACCAGGAGATGGCCTCGGTAGCCTTTGCAGGACGTGCCAAGCGGGGCTGGTACCAGCAAGCGGCCAAGGCCATCCACGAGCTGTTCGGTCCGGCGGACGCCGATCGCTTCACCGCGCTCCTGGCGGCCCAGTCGCCCCAGACTTCGGTCGAAGACAACCTGCTTAACTCCTTGAAAACATGGGTGAACTGGGACAAGGCCGGGCGTCCCACCGATCCCAAGACGATTAAAAAGATCCTGGGCCAGAGCGTCCAGGGGCTCAAGGGCGAGAAATCCGTGCTCGATGCCTGGGTTAATAACTCGATGCGGGCGCTCACCCATGAGGATCCCGCTAAGCTGTTGTTATCAGGGCCTAAAGTCGACAGCTTCATGAACAATCTGCGGGGCTTTGTCGACCATGTGACCAATGACAGCTGGATGGCGACCTACTTCGGCCTGGACCCGGAGGAATTCGCGGCGGCCCGGCGCAAGAACAAGATCGATGTCTTCGGCAAGACTTTCGGTTTCAAGAGCCCCGGCTATCTGGCGGTGACGGCCAAGGCGCGCCGGGTGGCCGGGATCCTGACCGAGCGGACCGGCGAGACCTGGACCCCCGCCGAGGTGCAGGAGACGGTGTGGTCCTGGACCAAGACCCTGATGGAGCGGCGCGACCGGGCGGGCGAAGACCGCACGGTGCAGCAGATCCTGAAAGCCGGAGACCTGACTCACGAAGACGTGGCGGGCGCCAGCGATTTCGCGTCCCTTTTGGTTAACGGCATCTACAGCAATATTTTGGAGGAAGGTGGATATGGAGACGAACTCGAAAAGCTCCGCGCAGCTGCAGACGAGCGCGCAGCCGCTAATCGACCAACTGGCCCTTCGGTCAGTGTCACAGGCGCGGAGGGGAGCGGAATTGCTCAGCCAGCTTTCGAGCGGCACCTTCAGCAGGCTGCCACACGACTCGAACGCAACCGTGCCGCCGGGCTGACCGAAGACGCCCGCACCCAGGCCAAGAAGGCGGCCAAGAGCGAGATTGCGGCCAATCTGTCGGCGGCCACGCCGACCATTCCCGGCATCCAGCAGCTGGCCGATGCCGCCAACAAAGGCGATGTAACGGCCCATCGCATGGTCAATCTGATCGCGCACGATCACCTGACGCGGCTGATGAGCGGCATCCCGGGGGTCGAGCTGGAGACCACCGAAAACGGCGGCCTTTACGAGAAGACGCTGGAGCCGTCACTGGGCATCCGGGTCCACTTCCCGGAAAAGCAGCGCGCCAACGTGCTGGCGGCCTTAGGGAAATTCGCCGACAACTTCGACCAGAAGCAGATCCATGTGCGCCAGGAGACCATCGACGAGCCGGGCCGGGTCAATCCCGATGGCAGCTGGGCCACGCCGGTCTACCGCATCGAATTAAAAACCCCGCTTACCCGCGAAGAGATCCAGCATCATATTGATACCAGTGGCCTTATTGGGCTAACCTTCAACGACAAGATGGTGGAGGCCTATCACTTCACCGACAATCCTCGTGACGACAAAGGCCTTGCGGAGTTCCTTGATAATGTCAAAAAGCTCAAAGAATCGCTGGGCGAAAATGGTGGACGCGTTCAACAAAGAGTTGACCGCCTCTGGGCATACGGTCGAGGTTATGGCGCCACCGCAGGGTACGATGCCATTGCAGGCGAGCTTCCCCCGGCTACCGCCCAGTTCACCCGCGTCCCCCGCGCCCTCGCCGAACGAGAACTCGGACACGAAGTAACCCCCGCCGAGCAGGCCGGGGAACTGACGCCCGAGCAACGGGCGGTGAACGAGCGCGTCTACCAGCACTTCGACGAGCTGCCGGAGAACGATCTCGCCAACCCACTGGTGGCGCGCGCCTACGATGCGCTGGCCAGGGTGGTCGACCGCCAGATCGGTGGCCTGCCGATCAAGTACGAGGCCTGGGCCGACTTCAAGGACGGCAAGTGGGTGCCGCGCGAGGGCCAGCCCTACGACAGCAGCCGGGCGATGCGTGACGATGTGCTCCACAACAATCACATGTGGTTTTACGTCACCGACGCCGACAGTTTCGGACCGCCGGGCCAGGATTTCTCGTTTCATCCGCTGCTCAAGGAGACCGGACGCAAGGCCAGCAACGGCTATCCCATGCGGGCGAACGACGAGCTGCGGGTGGTGCATGACTACTACGCCCACACCATGTCGCCGGTCGATTTCGGACCCAAGGGCGAGGAGGCCGCGTGGCGCAACCACATGGCCACGATGGACGATCCCTGGGCGCGTTGGGCGCTCACGTCAGAGACGCGCGGCCAGAACAGTTGGGTGAACTTCCGTCCCGGCATGGAGCAGCTGCGTCTGGTCGATCGTGGCTATGCGCCCCAGAAGGCCGCGCTGCTGCCGATCGGCGACACCTTGACGGGGGACGATTACATCGACCTGCCGATGCTCGAGCTGGAACGCGAGCTGACACCCCGGCAAGCACAAGGTTCACTGTCCGACGAGTTCGAGCGCAGCTTCGGCCAGGGTGCCGTCCAGCCGACCTTCTATTCCGGCCTGACGCGTGCGGTCGATCGCATGGTGCAGAACAAGGCGCCCGCACCGGAGTGGAGCAGGATCATCGACAGCCTGCCCGGGGTGAAGCGCGAAGAGATCGAGTGGTCCGGGATCAAGGACTGGCTGGCCGGGCAGAGGGGCGTGGTCACGCGCCAGCAGATCGTGGACCAGCTACGCGCCAACGAGGTGCAGCTCAAGGAAATCAACAAGGGTCCGGTGGGTGGCACACGCTCCGATGAGGAGCTGTACGAACGCGCCCGTGATCTTGCCTCCGATGACGGCCAGTATTTTGGTGATCTCGCGTCCTGGGAGAAGGACCACTACTTGCGCCGGGCAGCACAGGAGCCCTACCCCTCGACCAAGTTCGAGGAGTACACACTGCCGGGCGGCAAGAACTACCGCGAGATGCTGCTGACGTTGCCGGAGAAGAATACACCGCTTAATTGGACGACACGACATAATCAAGAGGAAACAGATTACGCCGGACATGAAATGCGCGATGTCTTGGATGCGCATGGTTTTGTTCGCGCTACCCTTCCTGCTGACGAAGTAGCTGATTATATGCGCCGTGAAGCGAAAATTTCTGGTGACCTAAAAACACAAAATTTCCGCTCCGGCCACTGGGACGAACCCAATGTCCTGGCCCATATCCGTTTCGACGACCGTACCGGGCCCGATGGCGAGAAGGTGCTGCACATCGCCGAAGTGCAGAGCGACTGGCACCAGAAGGGACGCAAAGAAGGATATGATCTTCCCGGTATGGGCGAAGAGTGGGCGGTTTATAAAGATAATCGTCGGATTGCTGAACAACTGACAAGAGCTGAAGCTCAACGAATAGCTACTGAAACCGGTGGTCATGCCGATCAAACAGGTTTCTCGCGGCGGGGTGGTGTCCCCAACGCTCCCTTCAAGGCCTCCTGGCACGAACTCGCCATGAAGCGGATGCTGCGTTACGCGGTGGATAACGGCTACGACCGCATCAGCTGGGACACAGGCGCGACCAATGCGGAGCGCTACGATCTCAGCAAACAAGTTAGCGGCGTACACTGGGCTCGACGTGATAACGACACTTTCGATGTAACTGTTCGAGGAATGGATAACGACGTTATTGCTCAACGTGACGGCATTTCTCATAACGCTCTTGCTGATTTAATAGGAAAAGAACCGGCTGATAAAATTGCCAAGGGCGAAGGTGGCATCGGTCAAAGTCCGACACGCGGGTATTCCGATGCGGGTGTTCTGAAAGGAGAAGGTCTTAAAGTCGGCGGCGAAGGCATGCGCGGGTTCTACGACCGCATCCTGCCGCAGTTCATGGCGAAGTACGTGAAGAAGTGGGACGGCAAGGTCGAGGACATCCAAGTACCTGCTCGCGCTCCTGGTGATACCGGCATACGTGGTCGTGCCCACCCATATGGCGTGGAATACGACTTGGAAAAGCCAACGGAATATCATGTTTACCGCACAGCAGATGAACAGCGGATCGCCACTTTCAAAACTCACGCGGAAGCTACCGATTTTATCGCGCAGAGACTGGCACAGGAAGAGGGTGGTGCCACGGCTCACTCCGTTGCCATCACCGATGCCATGCGCGACAGCGTGCAGGAGGGCCAGCCGCTGTTCCAGCCGGATCGCGGCAAGATCCGTTTCCGCAAGAACGGGCCGCCCATCATCGAACTGATGAAGAAGGCCGATCCCTCCACCCTGATACACGAGAGCGGCCATGCATGGCTGGAGGAGTTGATGCGCGATGCCCAGCGTCCCGACGCGCCTGCCCAGCTCAAGATGGACGCCGCGATCGTGCGTGAGTGGCTGGGCTTCGGCGAAGGCCAGGAGATTCCCGACGGGGCACACGAGAAATGGGCGCGGGGTTTCGAGCGCTACGTGATGGAAGGCATCGCGCCATCCAAGGAACTGGCCACGGCATTCGCGCGCTTCAAGCAGTGGCTGGTCAGGATCTACCAGACGGTCACGCGGCTGCGCTCGCCGATCAACGACGACATCCGCGCCGTGTTCGACCGCATGCTGACGGAGCCCGACCAGCCCACCATCATCGCGGAGCCGCGCAACACGGCCCGGGTGATGGCCGACATGCACGAAGTAGAGCAACATACCGTGACCCCGGATCAAGCCGGAGCGACGATGGATGCAATTGCCAAGGAAACGGAAAGCCAATTGCGCCGCGTGGCGCCGGAGGAGCACGATGCCTTTCTTAGATCGGAAATCGAAGGTGGAGCGCAGCAAACGGCTAACGCGCCATCTGGAGGTCGCGTCCATGAAGCCAAACCTCTCGCCGGACCAACGAGCGGTCATGCAGCAGCTGGTCCGCTCGTCACGGGTGGCCACGAACCTGGGCCAGCAAGCTCTCAACTTCGAGCAACAGCAATTAAAGAAGGCGCAGGAGCTGGGGCTGGACCCGGCGGCGGTGGGGCTGGAGAGTCCGTCGAGGAGCGGATCGCTAGGCGCCTCGCCGGAAGATCTGCAGGACCAGGACAGCAGCCAAGCGGAGGAGGACGAGGACTAGAGACGCCGGGCACCGGTCCCCTGGTGTCCAGCGAGCTGGCCGTCAATACCCAGGCCCGCGCGATCGCGGCGGGCATGCCGGAGGAAACGGTCGGCGAAGTCATGCAACACCAGCAGCTCAGCCGGGCCGAGCAGTCCGAGCTGGCCGCGCAGCTGCTCAACCAGGATCCCAACACCGCACGCGACATCGCGATGGGCAGGCGTCCCGCGCCCCAGGGTCTGATGAGCATCTTCGTCTACAAGGCGGTGGAGCAGCGTGCGATCGCAGCGGGGGACTGGGCCACCATCAACGAGCTGGCCAACTCCAAGCTGCTTGACAGCGTCACCGATGCTGGCCGAATTCTCAATGCGCTCTCCGAACAGGATCCCTCCAACCCGGTGGCCGCGATCAAGCGGGTAAACCAAGCCCGCGCCGCCAACAGCCGCACCCTGGCGCAGCGCGGCATGCCGACCCAGGTCACGCCTGCGGAGGCGCAGCGGCTCACCGATGCTGCCGCGCGTCTGAAGGAAGCACAGGACGACTGGGCGGCGCACGGCAATGACCAGGAAGACAGGTTACGCCGGTTGCGGGTCGGCAACCGCAAAATGGATCTAATTGAGACTATCGAGAACATGAAACCCCAGACCAAGTTCTGGAGCTGGAACACCCTGTTCAATGTATGGGCCACGCCAAAATCCGCCGAGACTTCGGTGCTGCATTTCTCGGCCCCGTTCGTACAGGGACGCGGGCTGATCGCGACATCCTACTGGTGGAAGGGTTTCCCCCAGATGTTCCGCTACTTCGGCAACGAGCAGAACTTCCGGGATCTCAATGCCTGGATCATCACACACCCGGATTACCAGTTGCTGGAACAGGCTCACGTGTCGCTGGGCAAGCTAGGCGACAAGGTTTCCGAACGCGAGGAGGCGATCCAGTCGGCGCTGCCGCAGGCCGCCAGCCACTGGCTGAGCGAACATACCGGCCTGCCCGATGTGATCAAGGCGTCCTCGCGAGCCTTCACCGGCTATCTCAACTACATCCGTGCCAGCTATTTCTACGACCTGATCGCGGCGGCACGGGCACGCGGCGAGGATCTCGGGCCGGAGTCACGCAACGTCCGGGACATCGGCAACCTGATCAATGATTTCACCGGACGCGGCAATCTCGGCGTCAATGACAGCCTGGGCAATGTGGCGCCTGCCGCCAACCTGCTGCTCTACACCGTGCGCAAGATCTCCGGCACCATGAACATGTTCAACCCGGAGCGCTATCTCAACCCCAACATCTCCAAGACTGCGCGCATCGCCGCGTTCCAGCAGCTGATGGGACACATGGCAACGACAGCTTCGGTCATAGGCTTGGCACGTGCGGTGGGCCTGAACATCAATTTCGATCCCGACAGCAGCGATTTCCTGCTGCTGAAGGTCGGTGACACCGCTTTCGATCTTTCCGGCGGGTCCATCACCTACGCGCGCATGTGGATGCGGATGCTGAAGTGGAGCTGGCACCACTACATCGAGAATGACACTAGCACCAAGACCGCCGGGCGCACGGCTTATGAGGATATTGGCAATTATTTCCGTAATTCACTGTCGCCGATGGCGAGCATGATTGCCGACGCGATGTACGGCAGCGATCCCGCCGGGCGGCCCTTCGATATCACCCATGAGATGATGGAAAAGCTGTTGCCGCTGACCGTAGGAGAATTCATCGACTTTGCCGCGCACGATCCGCAGAACTACACCGCGCTGATGCTGTCGCCGCTTTCCATGTTCGGAGTGCGGATGAAGACGCCCCTGGCACCCAAGAGTCTCCTGGGCATGAATGTGTGGGGTCAACCGTCCGGTCCGATGAACGGCTACTTCGACAGGCCTCTGAACGATCCCGTCGACCAGGAGTTGAAGCAGCTCAACTACAACATGAGATTCCCGAACAAGGTCATCAAGGGCGTGAAGCTCACCACCGACCAGTACAAGGCTTACATCCAGCAGTCCGGCCAGCTGGCCAAGGAGAGCATCGAGAACGACATGGGCCTACCGGGATGGGCGGATTACCCGCCGGAGCAGAAGCTCTTCATGATCCAGAGCGACGTTAACGCCGCCCGTCGCGATGCCGCCGACCAGATCATGGCCGACGATCTGTCCACCGCTGAACCAGGGCTGTCCATCATGGATCAGGCGACTGCGATTTATAACAAGCGAAGAGGCATCAACCAGTGAGCGACACCCCGATACAACCACCTCGCCCACCCATTGCGCCACCGAAGCTTCCTGGTGTACGCATGGCACCAGCTGGGAAAGTTCGTGATACGACCAAACCGCCTTTGGCCATGCATGGCCTGTCGGGGAGGCCGAAATAGACGACTTTAGGGGGCTTGATGACACGTCAGGTACCGCAGGCCGCGATCGATCTGGTCAACGATCAGGAAGAGACCGTTCTCTTCGTCTATGACGACGCCTTTTATCCGCCACATGAATGCATGCCGGGTGACCAGATAATCGGTACCCTGACAGCGGGTACCGGGCACACCGGATCCGATGTCTCGATCGGACTTAAAGTCACCCAGGAGATGAACGACGCTTGGTTGGCGGCAGATCTCTTGCGTGCAGGCACGCGCATTCAGGTACTAATTGGTACCGTTGTCGACGCACTCACTCTTAATCAGTACGCCGCGCTTCTAGACTTTGTTTTCAATCTGGGCGCCGATTCCGGTTGGACCATCTGGAAACGGCTCAAGGCCAAGCAATTCGATCAAGTGCCTTTGGAGCTGGCCAAGTTCGTCAATATCCGCAAAAATGGCGCGATGGTGAAATCCATCGGCTTGGTGAATCGACGCAACGCCGAAATTGCTCTGTGGTCGAAGGATGAACCCGGCTCCGATACAACCCCGATTCCATCCAGTGTGACACGCCAAGTGGCTGCAACACCACCCACCGCCGCAGATCCCGTGCCGGTGACCCGCAGCAAGGGTCTGATTGCCGGAGCCATCGGCAGCATTACCGCCGCACCTGCCATCGTGACGCAGGTCACCCAGACCATCTCGCCGTGGGCGGAGCATTCGGATTACCTTCAGCATGCCATCGGCATCCTGGCCGTGGTAGGCGCTGCATGCGCCACGGCAACCCTGTTCTTCATCTGGCTGGATAAACGAAAGGCACAACACTGAGAGGCTGTCATGAGCAATATCGAACAGGAAGCAGTAAGCTTGTGGACCCGGTTTCATGCTTGGGTGACTCTTAACCCCGGTTTTTATTTCGGCGTGGCCGTGGGCCTTGGTCTCGGCTTTTTCCTTTTCAAATGATCGCGGGCTGGCTGGCCGGAAAAGTGTCCGGTCTAATCATCTTCTGTGTGGCCTGTCTGGCCATACCCCTGGCGATCGGCCTGGGCATCCAGACCGTTCGGCTCGACGGCGTCAGCCTGTTCGGCTGGCACGTCATTGATGGTGCTCTCTATGAAAAGCAGCAGGCGGTACAGGCTCGCGACCTTGCGCTCAAGAACTACGGCATCTGCCAGGGCAACGAGCAAAAGCTTAACGCCTCCATCATCGAACAAAACGCCAAGATCCTGATCCTGGGCCGGGCTACCGCCAACGCGCAAGCGGCTGCCGACGAGGCGTTGAAGGCCGCCCAGACCAGGACCACCCAGCTGCAGGCAGCCGAAGCCAGGATCCTGGCGGCCAAACCCGGCGCCGACCAGTGCAAAAGCGCCGACACGCTGATCCTGGAGAGCGTGAAATGAAATCCCTGATCCCGGCTATCATCCTGATCGGGTTGCTGGTCGTATTGTTAACATCTTGCTCTTCGCAGCCGCAAGAACCGGTAATCAAAACCGTCACCGTTAACGTCCCTGTCGCGGTGCCGTGCCGCAAAGACATAGGCCCTGAGCCGGTTTATGCCGATAACGATGCCGCGCTCAAAGCGGCGCCGGATCTGTTCACCCGGGTGAAGCTCCTCCTGGCCGGGCGATTGCAGCGCATCGATCGTGACAACAAGCGTCAGGCTTCGATCATAGGTTGCGAAATCATCCCTAATTTAGCCCCAGTTGCAATGGTAGATAGGGAACCATAAGCTGTGTGGGACTTTTTCACCGACATAGCACGATTGTTTTGGCCCCCGCCTCCGGGAGACGCGCAAGCGATGTTTCGATTTCAGCTGGCTCAATCCTTTGGGGTGGTTTCGATCTGGTTCGTGGCGTGGCTGTTGGGTCTCTGGTTGTTCGGGAGAATACCGTTTCTGCCGCAGGTGGCTTACGCCAACGATGTGCAAAGCTCCTCGCAGCAACTCACGCAGCAGGTGGCGCGCATCGCCCGGGAAAATTCCCGCATCACCGCCCAGCTCAACACCATACAACTGTTGCAAATCCGTTCGGGTATTGAAACACAGCTGAAGTACTTGTGTCAGGCCAAGCGCTCGCACAATCAGGCCGATCTCGACAACGCCAACCAGCAGCTCAATACCTTGAACGACACCTATTACAGTATCGCGGGCCGGTCTTTCGCACTTCCGAGTTGCGATACCATCCTTATCGGCGGCAAGTAAACTGTTACGCGGGGCGCAGACAGGGGCATGCACTGGTTCCACAAGACCAAGCCACCGCATCCGCACAAGCAAAACGTTTGGCTTGTCGTCAATTCCATTGCAATGTTTCTTCATCCCAACAAGGAGAACTTCATGGCCCAAAATCTTCACATCGATCAGATCGACAATCTGTCGATCGCTGCCACGGACGCCGCAGGAAATCCGCAGACGCCCACCTTCGATAGCCCGCCCAGCTGGACCTTGAACGATCCCGCCAGCTCCGGTGCCACCCTGGTGGCTTCCGCCGATGGTCTTACCGCTGTTCTCACACCCCCGGCCACGCCCGGCGCCTCGGTCACCGTCAACCTGACCGGCGTCATCGGCGGCCAGAATTATTCCGCCACGCTCAGTGTCACCTTCGTGGCCGGTGCCATCGCCTCGATCTCCATCGTCGCGGTCGCGGCACCGCGTCCCCCAAGCACCACTACCACGGCGCCCGCGCCAACTCCGGCTCCGGCGCCCGCGCCCTGATTGCGGGACTGCAAACGAAAAGAAGGCCCGCTCCGATTGGCGCGGGCCTTTTTATTTGATGGATCGAAGCATCGCCAAAATAGCGAACCCGACGACGACCAGCCATGCCAGAACCCCACCTATGCTCATGGTCTCTTCTGTTCCGGGTGTGGGGCGGCGGCGAGCATGTCACGCCAGATATAACCCGGTAATTCTGTAGCGTCTGCGCCTGCTTCCAGCATTTCCTTGGTGGGTTTGATCGGCACAAGCTGCCATCCCTCTTTCCCTCCCGCGCCAGAGAGGGCAGCGTCGAACTTTTCCAGCACTTCCTTCGGATTAAGCCAATGAGTGTAATCCGTCCCGGCGTGCTGCGGTAATTGGCGGTCCAACAACCAGCGGCGGAAGTCGTCGAGTTGGCTATTCCCCGCGCAGGAGAGGGCGGAAGCGGCGCGGCGCATTATGTCCCTGACCTTCTCGCTTTGAACGAATGTCCGGTCTGACCATTGATGCCCCAAATGCTCGCGAATTTCCTTCACCAGCCCCGCATGATCCTCCTCCTGCTGTGGGCGTGAGGCAACACGGCGCATCACAGTGAGTATTTCATCCGTTTGTTTGTATACCCGGTCGCACTCGCAGCGCAGACAAGTGTATGGACGCTTTGTGCAGTCGCCGTCATGTGCAGCGTCACGACAACTCAGCATTTCGATAACTTTGTCCTCCGGCCACTCGCCATCAGCATCAGCATTCCACCGCATACAAATTAGCGCGATATCCTCTCTCAGCCCCTCATTATCCTCCCCCTGCTGTGGGCGTGAGGCAACGCGGCGCGCAGCCGCTTCAGCAGATGCCTGCCATGCTTTCCACGCGATCTGTGTGTAGGTACTGCTGTACCTGCCCCGGCTATCCATTCCCTTGACGTAATCGACAGCCCATTCCTCGAACTCAACTTGCAGCCTCGCATCGCTCAGGTCTGTGTCGGTCATGGGTGCTCCTTTGCTGCCTGGAGGGCGGCGGAAACAATGCGCGGGTTATAGCCCGGTTTAAAATGCCATTCGCCGTCGTGGCCGCAATAAGTGTTTTCCTCGACATAATCCAACGCCTCCCGCATCGCGCTCTCACTGGGGGATGGGGAAAACAAACCCCACATCTGCGTTACTTCGCTGTAATCGGAAAGTTTCTTTGGCTGAGGGGCCAGAGGGTCAAGAACCGTGCCATCACGTAACAACACAACACAATGATATTGAGCAGTTCTGACCATGCACAAATGAACTTCTGTCCAAGGTTCAGCAGGCCAAGGATTTCGTTTGTGCTTTTCTGACCATTCTTTCCAAGGTCCATCACTTTCCTTATGTGTGCGATAAGGAACGTGTCCCCATAAACGTTGCCAAGCGATGCCGTGGCGCGTTAAAAAGTCTTGTGTGACAGTTTCCATGTCACAGCCGTTGTCGCCCTCAACCCAGGGATATTCAGTTTGCACCTCTTTGAATGTGCGCCCTGACACCATCGCCAATGAAGCAATAACGCAACCACCAGAACACTCCTGTTGAACATGCTGAATTTGGAATGGCCACTCATTTCCGCACCGCCGGACAGTGCAGGAGCTATCCAAGACTTCGCTCTCTGCTTTGGCGCTGGTGTGGACAGACGCCACCTGCTCCTGCTCTTGGGCCAATTCGGCACGCAGCCGCTTCACTTCTTCCAGAAGGGCGGCGATGTCGGTTGGGGCGTGGGAGATGAAGGCTCCATTTGCATCCTGAATTGCCCGCGCTTCTGCAAATCCCATTCCATGCGCGCCGTGGCCGCCGCCAGTTAAATGACCCCAACCCCGAACATCAGCGATGTGCATTGCCCCGCGCTCGCAATGAGAAGGGGCCTCAATCCATGTGGGGTTTGCTTCCATCTGCACCCACGGTCCCGGCGTCGCCGCTTTCAACCGCGCCTCTATCTCTGCAATGTCGGAGTCGGTCATTTGATCACCTTCAATCCTGCCAGCTGCGCCTCAGTCAGCACTGTATTGGTGTTGGGTACCCTAAACCCGCGATGACCGTTGTGTGCCCCCTGCTCGAACTTGGCCTTGGTCAAGGCGGTGTGCAGATCCGCCGAGTGAACCTTCATGAAGCGCACGCCGTAGCGCGCCAGCAGTTCCTTCATATTCATCACCACATACTTCTCGCCGGGCTTCATGGCGTGACGCCGCAGGATCAGATCCTCGACGATCGAGCCGACTTCGTTCTCGACTTCGTGATCCGAAATCGCTTCCTCGTGCAGCTTCTCTTCCTCGGCAGTGAGCCAGTACTGCTCCTGCTGATGGATGCGGTAGTGCCACATCTGCGCCCAGAACTGCTGCATATCGATGCCGTGACTGGCGTTGCAGGCCTTTATGCCCAGGGGCCAGAACCGTCGCTCACCCGAAGCATCGTGCAGGAATGTGGTCGGATTGATGGTCCCGGCAAACGCCGTCGAGCGGGGCGTTCTGATCGTACGGTAGCCGTAGGCTGGCCGATAGGCATCCACCGGAGTGGTAAGGAAATTCTTCAGGGCCGAGGTATCGGAGTGCTTGAACGAGGCGTCCAATTCGGCCAGCTCGCCGATCGGGGTCGCGGTGGCCCGCGAGACACTGTCCTTCTCGCTCTTGTCCAGTTTCAGACTGAGTCCCAGCGTCACCATGTTCGGCGGCATCAGGGACTTAATCCAGAAACTCTTGTTCAGCCCCTGCTCGCCCTGCAGCACCAGCACATAACCGATGGGATGCGCCTGCTCGCCGAAGCGATGATTGACGATGGCGGCTACCACCTGCAGACACCAACGCCGGATCGCCACCGCCTTCCACGGCTCGAATTTCAGATTTCGCAACGTGATGGTATCGCATAGCGTCTTAAGGCGGTCGGTACCGTCCCACGGCAGTGCCTGCACCCAGTCCTCCGCCGGATTGAACTTGTTGCAGATCGCGATGTTGAGTACCGCGTTCCTGATCGAGTTGGCGTTGGTCATGCCGCAGCGGTCGCAGGCGTGGATGATGGTCGCCATCCCGGCATCACTGGCATCCTCGTCGGAGTGGTAGTCCTTCATGGTGATCTCGACCGATCCGTTCATGGCATTGTGCCGCGCCTTGGCGCCGATCAGGCCCATGACCTTCTCGACCCGGACTTCAGTCACGGTCTGCTTCTGGGAGACGTTTCCGGCGGCAGTCAGGCCGGGATCGGGCAGCTTCCAGGGACCCAAGGGAGCGGCCCGGACCAGCAGCTGGAGACGTTCGCGCAACGTGCCCTGCTGGCCCATCAGCGCGCGCAGCTTGGCGCCCAGGTCTGCCACCAGCTCGTGACTGATCACCCCGATGTCGGCATCCGGGTCTTGCTCCGCGATCCAGGCCCTCAGGGAGGCCGTGTGGCGGTCTTTGCAACTGGCATGCATACACTTGAACACCCCCGAATCACCGGGCTTATAGTCCGTCCCGTGGTCGTAGGGAGGCGTCTGGTGCTCGTGCTCCCAGGGGCATGTCATGGAATACCAGCCCCGGGGATTGGGGCCATCCTTGATGATGCCGCCCCGGCCCAGCATCCAGTCGAACACCGGGTCCGGGGTATCTTGAACACGCTCCGGCGCGGCTACGGGGCGGATATGTCCGGGCGTGACCTGGAAGGCCAGGGCGAGGGAGCCTAAAGTGTAGCTGACCTCCGGATTCCAGACCGTCACCCGGGCCCGCCAGCCATTATGCTGCGGTTTGGCATTAAGAGATCCCGGCAGCCGCATCACCCGGTCGGCCCGGCCCGCGCCGGGGTCGGTATGGCCTGCCGCGATCAGGGCCTCGACCAAAGCAGCCGCCTCGGCAGGCTCCGCGCCCCCGGACAGCTTGTAACCATACTGGAAATTGCCCGGAGATGTTTCCATGACCCAGGTGGGCTTGACGATCGGCAGCTTCACCTTGGTGCCACAATCATCGAGCACGATGCACATCGTGCGCACCAGATCCTCGGCCTTGCGGCTCAGAAAGGCCGTGCGTGGGATGTCCTTGACGGTGGAGATGCAAAAATATGTCTGCTCCCCGCGAACGTAATTCTCGCGGTAGCGTTGTCCCATGAACCCCTTGAAATCGGGAGCTGCCACAAGGGGAACACCAACAGCATCGCCAAATACCAGCCCCATGAACTGGCCTAGCGACGGCGATGTTTGATTATTAACCCCACCAGTGGTAGAGAGAACTTCTGACACGACTATCTCCGAATGCTGGACCGCGCGAGATCCAACCCTCGTCGCGGTCCTTTTCTTTTGATCAATTCAAAGGTTCATTGGAATTTCTTCCAAAGCATTTCCTGCTCCAGCCCACGTTTACGACATACCTGTTGCACTGCCGGGTCAAGAGTATCATTTGCTAAAAGCTCATAAGAATAGACTTGCGCACTCGACTGGTCCCTGCGCCGCACCCGTCCGATGGTCTGTTCGTACATTTCGTTGTCGTAGGTCGGCTGCATCCACAGCACACTGTTGCCACCCTGGGCCATGTTCAGGCCATGTCCGGCACTGGCGGGGTGCAGCAGGATCTCGGTAAGCTTGCCACTATTCCAGTCACGGATCGTATCATCGTCATTGGTTGACCCTCCGCCCAGCAACCCCGCGTCAGGAAAAGCCTCACGCAGCATGGCCAGCTGCTCGATCCACTCGTAGACGATAAGCACCGACTGGCCCTGCAGCTCTTCCACCAGCTGGCGCGCCGCATCGATGCGAAAAGACGAGAAACCACGCGGCTTGCCCGCATTGTCGTAGATGAACCCCGCCGAGATCTGGCGCAGCTTGCCGTTCAGTACCCCCGCGTTGGCCGCCACGATCTCCATGTCACTGAGCGCGGATGTCTTGCGCATTTCGGCATAGCTGCGGCGCACGTCATCGGGCAGCTCCAGGCGCGGCAACTCCGGCGCCACGATCGTGGGCAGGCTCACATCCCTGTCATCGAGCACATAGGTGTAAGGCCTGATCGCCTCGAACGGAGCCTCGTTGCCGGGGAAGATCGCCCACTTCCGTGCCTCGTAGTCGGTGGGATAAAAGTTGGCGCGTTTCCACTTGTCGAAATTCCTGCCGAACAGGTTGAGCCCGACCGCGCGGGTCATGCCGTAGAGACCAAGGTAGTTGTTCGGTGCGGGGCTGCCGGTGAGCCCGGTAAAGACTTTCATCCCCGAGTTGCGTGCCGCCTTTTGCCACGTGCCGTTGTGATGGCGAAAGCGGCTGAGTTCATCAATGACAAGGGCATCACAGCCGTGGTTGCAAGCAAGAACCTTTTCCAGCATGTCATGGTTGACGATGAGGCACTGGCTGTCGCTGAAGATGGCCTTGTTCTTGTCGGGCACCTGTCCAGTGCAGATGGAGGTGGTAAGAGGAATCTCCCATTTGTCGCGTTCCTGCTCCCATACGTTGTGGCAGACCTTCAGCGGCGCGGTGCACAGGATGCGGCGAGATTCCCCGCTGTCGATCAGATCGTGCATGGCTAAGAGCGCGCCACGGGTCTTGCCTGTGCCCGGGCGCGCCCAGATCATCGAGCTGTTGCGCTCGAAGATGAAGTTCGCCTCTTCGATCTGGAAAGGGGACGCGGGCATCATTTGGGCATGATCCCCAGCAGCTGACGAAATGTTTCTTCCGTATCAACCAGCCACACTTCATGATCATAGCCCAGCAACACGCCATGCGCTAACTTCTGAGTGACGGTTGGTTTCTCCCCCGGCTTTTTGAACTCCACGAACGCAATGAACTTGTTTGGCCCCACCAGGATGCGATCGGGTACACCATTCACCCCGGGGCTCACCCACTTGTACAGGCGGCAACCGTGATACTCCGCGAGCTTGCGGCAGTGACGCTCCAGTTTAGCTTCGGGGCCCATTATGACGGCGCCTCCGGTTGGATCATCCAGTGTGTTGGACGCCATTTTTTAGCGAGCGGATAGGAGCCTATCCACCAACCTATGCGCGGGCTGCCGCCATTTGGTCCAGCCGGTTCACCGGTATGCCAATAAGCGTCGGGGAAACGTTTACCAACCGGATCCCCAGTAAGTGTGAAACCACGTACAAACAGATCGACCTTGGTACCGTCTTTCGGTGCATTTTCTATCGGTTGCCAGCTCCTATTTCCCATAGACCACTCCGCTCCCAATGTCCGCTTCCAGTGGCAACCCCGCCGCGTAATCTGGACCCTTCTCCATAATGTCTTTCAGCACTTCACGTGCAATCGCCACTTCCTCGTTATCACACACTTCGAGCATGCCCTCGTCATGGGTGTGGCCGATCATGCAATCGAGCCAGCCATTATCGGCCAGTTCGCGCAACGACCAGCGCAGCAGGGACGCGGCAAATGCCTGGGTGCAGTTGGATACGATTACAGGTTTCTTATCCCAGCCGCGAACAACAAAACGATGCAACGGTCCTGCATTTAACAAATCGTAGACAGGCGATTGCTGAAGGCGGCTTTGTGAAACAGATTTTGAACCGGCCAATTGCGCTCTATCCGATAGGCTAGTGTCACCGCTTTCACTCCACTTAGTTCGGCTGCTTCGCAAAGCAGCATCCGACCTTTTGGGGTGTCTATCATCCGGCTGTTTCGTGTGTTGCGGGCTTGCTGTTGGTACGTACGCCATTCGCAATTCGCGCGGTAATATCCCCGATTGTTCGAGAGCCGATCTAAGGTTAGTCCCGGCTGGTAGGTAGAACCCATATCGGCCCAGAAATTTTCGAATTTGTGCCAACGCTTGCAGACCCGAATGCCGCGCCCGCCATAGTTTTTCCATGCTTGATGCGTTGGCAAACGACAACGATCTAACATCGAACGCCAAACCGCAAACGCCGGATGTCGCGACATTCCATGTGTTCGTAAACGCTCTCCTGATTTTTCTTTGGCTAGACAGCCACAACTGGCTGTTTTCCCGCGTGTCATTTCGGATCCGACACGCACTACTTTCACTCCGCAAACGCAACGGCACAGCCATAGCCGTTTCCTGTTCAGAACTCCCGCATTCTTCAAAACGGTTAAACGCCCAAATTTTTTCCCGATTAAGTTCTTGCTGCGCCAATCCATAATCCGCGTCCTTTGCAGCGATCCATTCACCGGATATTAATACCTTGTGGTCTGGCGTCAATATAAGCCCACCCCAAGAAATAATGTGCTGAACACCTTTGAAAAGTAGACCTTCATGGGTCACAAAGGCTACACCATCATGTACTTTATCCGCTAAGGCCACATCGATAATGCGCTTCCAACCGCTATCGGTAAAAACTTCAGTATTTGGACCTAAACAATTCTCCGCCGCCAAACCTCCCCACAGTGACATACGCGGCCAGTAATTCTGATCCTTCTTCGGTGCCCAGGATCCCTTCAGACAGGTAACTTCCTCGGTGTCACCGTAACGCCCACCCTTCGTCTCGATCCTGGGAAAGGGATACGCGATCATGCGCCCGCATGGCAGCAGACACCACAGGGTGCCGACATCACACAGATACTTCACCCGGCCCGCATCGAAAGTCATGCCGGGATTGCGCACGGCGCCGTGGATCGCACTTTCCAGCACGCCCCAGTAGCGTTGCGCCCACGGATTGGCCTGCCGCCACACACGCTTGTACATCTCGGCGGTCTCGATATCCACGACCAGTCCGTAATTGCGCGCCATCGCAATGAACGCGTTCGCTCCGCCGCCATACCCCAGCGAGAGGATGGCGACCTTGCCGCGCTGGCGCTGGTCCTTGGTCACATCTTTCTCGTCCACGCCGAACATCTTGGCGGACTGCTTGACATAGACATCCACCCCGTCGCGGAACTGATCCAGCACCTCGGACGCACTGTTCTCCAGGCTGAGCCACGGCAGCACCCGCGCCTCTATCGCCTTCCAGTCGCCCCACACCAGCTGTTTGCCGTTCGGGGCGACAATACTGGGTCGTAAAAGACGAGACAGAACGGTCAAGACGTTCTTGGATTTGGGGTCGTCTTTCGGGAAGATCGCTTTGGCGACCAGGGCATCCTTACTAACGCCAGCAAATATCGCATCCACGACATCTTCGGTATTGTCCAGCTTATCACGCACAAAGTTATGCAGTTGAACGCCTGTACTACTCCATCTGCCTGTCTGTCCGGCCCCATTAAAGACATACGCGCCGTGTACTCTTCCTTGCTCGTCCGCTCTGTCCTCCATAGCCGCAAATTTGGCAGTGCTGGCCTTGCCTCCATCGTCGACAAGCTCGATGATTTCACGAATGTCTCCTTGTATGTCCGGGTCATTCAAAAGCTGTTCTCGTGCGCTGGCATCCAGAGATGTAACTTCTATCTGTGCCCTGGCCAGCCAGTTCTTCAGCCGCTCAAATTGCTTCGGACTGGTAACAACTCCGCCCGTGAGATCGCTGAGCCTTCGCCGGATCTCGACCATTTCGTCATAGGCATAACGCTGGGCGGAGCGCACCAGATCGAGATCTATTGGAATACCGTTATCGTTGATCGCTTCGGTAATCTCCCAGTCGCGTTGCTCCTCCGGCGTAAGCTCGCGCAGCATCCCGCCCAGACCTTCCTCGGTCAGGACATCGATATCGCAATAGCCACAGAGCTGCTCGTACTCGCTGCGATCATCGGCCCACCCACCACCGGGCAGAGGCTTGCACCACTTCAGCATGATCCTGCTGTCGCTCTTCTGGATCGGCATCTCCAATGCCCGGGCGCACAACTCCAGTTTGCCGGGCAACGCCATGCTGCGCGCCCGGGCCTGGGTACAACGGAAACGGCTGGGTGGCAGATCCATCTTGAGCACATGCTTGATGATCTGGCGCTCGAATGCTGCGTTCCAGGCACAGATGAGCACATCATCGTCCAGCAGTGCCTTGCGCAACGTGATCGGCATCTCCTCACGCGCCCAGGGCCGCCAACGCATCACGCCGTCGATGCCGCTCAGCTTGAAACTGCCGCACAGGATCCTGGTAGATGGATGACGTGCGTATTTCTCCGCGCCGACACGCTTGAGATCGATTTCGCTGCGGGTTTCCCAGTCGAGATTTAATGCGATTTGCATAAAGACAAGGGCGCCGCTTATACAGCGCCCTTCCCCAGATCAAGTTAGGCTGAGACGGGACGCCGACGCTGGCGCACAACCCCTGTCGGCGGCACAGATGGCGCGGGGGCCGGAGCCTGTGGTGCCGCTGTCTGCATTTTGGGCGCGGCATCACCGACCGCAGCGCGCTTTTTCTTTTCAGCCGCCTTGGGTGGTTCGGGAGCTGGCTGCGGAGCTTCAGGTCCGGTTTCGGCACTGCCGCTGGTGTCGTCGCTGCTGTCGCCCTCTTCACCCATCATGGAGACCCATTTGACGATATCGAAGATCGGGTTCCAGATCTTGCCGTAGGTCTTGTGCTGGTAACTTTCCGATTTCATCGTGACAACCGGCACGAAGTTGACCGGATCGCGTCCTGCCTGCGCCACGATCTCCGACAATACCTTGGAGAATGCCTTCTTGGAGCCATAACTGTTCTGCTCATAGATGACCTGGGTGCCCTCGTCATCGCCGTTCATACACTTCAGTTCCATCGAAATGCACTCGTCCCATTCCGCGCCCACATTGGGCAGGCTGGAACGCTCCACGGTCTGGCCCGACAGGATCGGAAGCAGGCGCTTGCCGAGAACCTCGCCGCCCTTCTGCGCCCAGGCGATATATCCCATCTGCAAGGAGCCGGGATTGATCGCCCATAGCGAACCTTCCTGCACATCGGTTTCGTCGGCGCCGTAGATCCATTCGCCGCTGTGCTTGGAGAGCTTGAGAAAATTACCACCGTCCTTGACGGCGATATTGGCTTGCGCATTGGCAAGCATCTTCTGGAATTGCGTGATGTCCTTCACCGGCAGACCGGCGTTCTTGAATAGTGCTACATCGTTCGACATTTTTGGTTCCTCTTGGATGGTTGGTTAAACGAGTTGATGCAATGCCCTGGCCAGTGCCGCTGTCGGGATAACTTCCGGTCTCTTGTCGTCTCGTTGAGCGATCGTGTTCCCGGAGGAGACAGGATCGGCCATCGTGGCGATGATTTTCTTGTCTACTAGCTTCTCCGCCTGCGCGGGTGATACGAGTTTGGTGATCTGGTACTGGTCGGGTCTGAGTTTGCGTTTCTTGAACAGGGCGATCGCCTGCTTCTCGTCACGCCACTGCCTTATCGCACGCTTCGCCACCAGCTTCCAGCCCTTCACAGGGGTACCGTGTTCCAATTCGTGCTGGATGCGCTCACGGGCCTGCTCGCGCCACTCCATCAGGTTCTCGATCTTGGCCAGAAGCGTGCCGACATCGTCCAGGTTAAGGGCGTGATTGGGCAGCGTGAGGGTGGATATCTTGTTGAGCTTGAGCGGACAGATCAGCTTACACTGCCGCCATCTGCACCATTCGCCCTCCACCGGCATGGGGTGGGGTGCCTTGGCGGCCCGCAGTGCGGCATAGAGCGTGGTCTCGAAAGCATCCAGGGTGGTCGCGTCGATGGTGTAGCGGCTCATTGCCGGGTCCATGCAGGGCTGAATGATGATCAGCTCAATGGTCTTGGGACTGATCCCCAGGGTCTTGCGCGCGGCCACGGCATAGAACATCAACTGTTCGTTGCGTTCCGCGTCGACGATCTCCAGGGTACCGAACTTGAAATCCGCCACCTTGAGGTGATCCTTGGTGTACATCAGGATGTCGGAGGTGCCCCAGGCATCGTCGGTAATCTTGACCAGCACCTCGGACTTGATCGCGCCATCCGCCGGAAACTCGTTGCACAGTTCGATATAGGCATCGAGCGCGATGTCCATCTGCATCACATGTTCCTGCTCGATCTTCACCCCCAACACCGTGGCGCCCAGGAAATTATGAGGCTCCCTGGTGGTGTCCTTCAGCATCACATCCATGCAATCGTGGCAAGCTGTGCCCTCCGCCGCCGCCTGATTGGTGGGCTGAGCTGGCATCTGCGCACACAGGCTGATGGTAGCGGCGCAGTTCATCCAGGCATGGGCGGAAGAGCCGCCGTAAATTGCATGACCGTGAGGCATCCGTGATGATCCTTTATTGTTTTTCGTTCAGCTTACGGGATGAAGTGTTCGAGGCCCGCGACAAATCACGCAGACATCGCCTCCGCCATCCGGGGCCGAGAAATAATGCGTGCCAGCCATATCGGAATAGGGACGCGCGTTACAATCAACTACTCCAGGCAAACCCCACTTTTTGAACTTCTCCAGCTTGTCGGCATAACGCGGCAGATCCACCATCATGGCATTGGTCTCCAGAAAATACTGGATCGCCGCCGACAGGTCGGTGATCTCGGCCTGGAGACGCAGCACCAGCGGGCCTTTATTGTCAGGATGCGGCGTGGCCGGAAATGCGATCATCTTGCCCAGGATCTGCTGCACCTCGCCCAGCTCCTCGATCAGCTTGCCGATGCCTTTCCAGTGTGCTGCCTTGTCGTTCACGGATTCACCTTCAAACCAGGAATATCAGTTTTGACGTTGCCCTATATCCCTTTGGGCAGTGTTTTCAGGCAGCGTGACCGCAGGATATCCAGATCACCCCAGGCGCAATCACGGCAGATCGGAGCGAGACCCTCCATGGAGCCTTCCACCGGCAACTTGGAGACAGAGTGGAACATGAAAAAACCACCCAGCGCTTGACCGCCAAAGATTTTACGTTGACAGGCCGTACACGGACAAACGCAGATACCTGCATTGGCACTCTTCACAAGATTAACGAATACCGTGTAGTACACGGGATCCCCTGCTATCAACTCAACGCAACAATTATACTCGTTGGGAACATGGCGCCGGAAACAGTGCGCCTCCCACTCAATGGTAATGATTTCCTCCTTCTCGTCGGTCATGAGCCAACACCATTGCCTTCCCGGGAAGACTTGAACAGTGCCGCCAGATCCGAGATCTGGTGACTGAGCTGCTCCGCGTGGCTGTCGTAATTGTTCATTCTGCTGATCACGGTAAGCCCGGTAATGATGTTCATGGCGCGCCCGATCACCGATGAGCAGAAGGCATATTTGCCGAACCGCTCGATCGGGCCGACCAGATAGATCGGCTTGCGATGGGCATGGGCCTCACCCAGCTCCCACAACGGATCCCGCAACGGCGTGCTCTCGCCGATATGGCTGTAGCCCATCACCGCCTGGGCGGCCAGCATGTCGGTCTCGTTGTCCCGCGTCCACAGCGCGGCGGGCTTGGCCTGCTCACTGGGCAGCTGGGCGGTCAGCGGCCAGCGCGCGGTGAAGTAGATCGAGGGCCAGTCTTTGCGCAGATCCGCCAGCATGTGGCTGTGGATCAGCTTGGCGGTGATGTAGAGCGAGACGTACTTGCCCGGCGGGGCCGTCATTTCTTGTGTACCAAGTGGCCTGGTCATATTGCGCTCTCCAGGTGTTTGATGAATTCACTGTAGCTGAACAGGCTATGGCCTATCTGAACCAGGACATTCCTGTACCCGGCATTGCGATTGAAGATCTCCGCCCATTCGGCGGCACGGTCCGGATCGTCGGTACGCAAGACCGTGGCCTCTTTGCTGTCCTTGAAATAGGCGTGGATCTCGTAAGTCATAATTGCGGCCCTTTGCTGTTGTGAAGCTGAATGAAAGCGGCAGCATGCTGCTTGGGTACGAAAGCCACCATATTACCCTCGACATCCGCCATCATCATGATCGCCGGGCGCTGTTTGGCAAACGCCGCGCTCTCGTACATCATCGCCGCATACTTGGCGAACTCGAAACCAGAACTGCGGAACATCTCCGCCAGGAGGGTTTTCTGGGGTACAGTCATCTTATTTGCTCTTGCCTCGTTGATAGGCGCGGTTCTGAATCAGACGCCGCAACATGCGCACAACCCTGGCACGGGCTTCCGTGGCTTTGAGCGCGCGATCATATCTGGCGATCTGCGCCTTTTCCTGCGGGGTCAGGTGCCTGCGCCAGCTCACTGTTCGAAACCCTTCCACAAGGCGTAACCCATGCCCGCGAAACCGCAGAGCATCATGAAACGGAAAGGCCCCTCGCCCGGCTCGTGATCCAGATGCATCAGCACCAGCATGCCACCGCCGATGCAAATACCCAGCAGAAACCCGCCGAACAAAAGACAGGTGAGTTTTCCGCCCAGCGAAATCAGCTCCCGTGCGCTCATGACACCCTCTCGGGCGGCGCATTGACATGGGTGATGATGTAGTGATCGCGGCAGTAGGAGCCGTGCTCCTGCCGCCGGGTGCAGAAACGAAAGGGCTTGTCGCTCACGGGAAAGCGGCACTGGCGAGCTTGCAGCATCTCGATGCCAGTGGTGTCGATGTCCCGCATCACGATCAGGGCCTGCTGGCGCTCGATTTCCGTTATGCGCCGCGCGGTTTTGGGCGACCCGTTCTGCCTGTGATCGTGACGACCATGGGCGCCCAGATCGACATCAGGCAGGTGCCGCGCCCGGCTCTTCACCGCTTCGCGGCTCTCGCCCATCTCCTCGCCGATTTTCGCAGCGGTGAGACCCTTGGCGGCCAGGGCAATGAGACGGTCGTCCATCTCCTGGGTCCAGCGGATCCGGCGCCGTGTGGTCCCTAAGGTGTAGCCGAAACGTTTGCAGGCCGAGATGACACTGGAACGGCTCTCGTCCAGGGCTTGGGCCACCTGGGTGCTGTTCATGCCCCGGGCCAGCAGCCTGCCCAGCATGGCCACGCGTCCCTTGTTCCACTTGCGGATGACACCCATGATTCGCCCCTTGTTTCCGGCCTTGCCCGAATCAGCCGATCCAGACGAGGGCATTTTTCCGGGGGTGTGTCAAAAACCCAGGTTTTCCGCCAAAAACTATATCTGTAGGAGATGCATTTTTGGCTCGTCTTTTCTCGTCTTTTACGGTCTACTGCTCTCACGGTCGTTCCAGACCGGGCCCGGAGGCGTCCGGGAGGCAGGGGGATCAGGCTCCCGATCAGCCGCTACAAGCCCACCCAAGTCGGGACTGGCCCACGGCAGAGGCGCCGTAACCCAGATCTCCATGCGGGGAAGTAGCACGGGATGGCATGCCCTACCCTGGAGGCGAAGAGACTAGCGTCTGTGCGTGATACGCGCACACTGATGATGGCGGGGGTGCCTGCCGAAACGCTAGGAGCACAAACATGAACATCAAGAATATGCACATCGTCGACCAGCTGGGCCACATCAACGCCCAGATCGCCGAACTGGAGGAGCAGAAGGCCGCGCTGCGCCAGCAGATCATCGACCGTGGCGAGAAGGAGATCGAGGGCGAGATGTTCCGCGCCACCGTCTCGATGTCCGACCGCGAGGGCCGCGATCAGATCTTCAAAAATAAGATCGAGGAACTGATCTGCGACCATCTCTCGCGCCAGTTCATCAGCGCCCACACCACCTCCACCCCGGTGACGGTGGTGAAGGTCACCGCCCGCAAGGGCGTGGCGCTCAAGGTGCTAGGAGACAAGTGATGAAGTATGGATGGACAGATGAAGGTAACTGTCGCGTTTATTACACCGAAGGAAGATGCTTATATTGCTGGCAAGAAAGCCATCGCGATGTATTTGAATTTTTGCGGTGTTCTAAAGATGGCGAACCTTCTCATCCCGTCAAACCACCAGCAGATATAAAACCACCTAAAAGTTTCTTTTCACATTGAACGTAGAGCGGGCCCGTCGCAAGGCGGGCCTATCTGTGCGCTCATACAAGAGAGGAGGTGTTTTGATTGAATTTCTTCCGTGCAAAAGAACAGGCAAAGCGGCTCACATTCTCTGAGCTGCGTGCTCACGCCAAGGTGTCGACGGACAACCGGCATTTCTGTCATGACTGCTTCTGTTGCGCGTGCCTGGAAGTCTTGCGCGAACATGCATCGCACAAGAAATGGACGGGCACGATCGCGGACGCGCGCCAGATCGACTGGAGCGCGTTCACAGCGTGAAGCGTATGATTACCGCGCAAGCGGTAATTATACCTGTGCGCTGATCATCACGCACATCAATGGCGGGCGGAGGCCTGCCGAGGAGATCGACATGGACAGCAAATCAATGAAACGCATCCTGGACGCAAGTGCTGGCACTCAGTTAGGCGCCATCATCCGCTGCGCCTACGACCTGGAGCGTGACGCCATCCCGCGTTTCTGCGGCAAAGCGGTGATGACTTCCGACGACTACATCATGTGCAACTTCATCGACCGCAACGGCATCGGCCACATGGGCGCCTTCGTCGGGTCGCGCACGGATTTCGATCGCAACGTGCTCGGCATCGCGCTGCATTGCAAGCTCGGCCCGGCTGAGCGGGCGATGTTCGTCAACACCATGAACGACTGGGCCGGGGTTAAGTACGGCGCGGTGAGGGGGTTCGCATGAGTTGGGCGGTGGAAGTAACCATTCTGATAAAAAATGAATGGGTAGGAAATTATGTCCGTCTCGCTACGAAGGAGGAGGCAATCGCGTATTCACGCGATCTCTTCTCGCGATGGGCCCAAACTAGCGATAGCCGCGTGGTAGAAAGCCCGGATCCGGTGAACTATGTGTTCACCAAGGAAGGTCTCAAACCTACCGCATATGGGGATTACAACCCATGATCTACATCCCCAAACCCTACCGTCCGCGCCTGTTCCCTCGCATCGTGCGCTGGTGCCTGATCGCAGCCGCCTGCATGGCGGTGGTCTGGCTCATCGTCCTGCTGATGTGGGAGCTGGACGCCTTCATGCATTACAGCCTGCCTTGAGCCTGCAACACCTGCCCAGGCGTCCACCTGGGCAGCTTTGTGCGCTCGATGGGACTGCACAATAACCCTAAACGGAGGTTTAACTATGCAATCTTTTCACAATGACATCGCGATCAAGGAAAAATATCTGTCGCGTGTTGAAGCCCACCGCAAGGCAGACAATATCATTCGCGGTACCGGCTGGGATGGCCATCGTGGTTGTGCCGTAGGTTGTACTCTTGAAGCCTATGAACACACTCTCTACCCCATCGAATTGGGTGTTCCAGAATGGTTGGCAAGATTAGAAGATATACTGTTCGAGGGTATGACTATAAATGCGGCCATGAAATGGCCGGGCGCCTTTCTAGCCGCGATCCCACTTGGCGTAACAGATCAACAATTCGAAAAGAATGTGAAGGCACCTTTTTTGGTGTTTGTTCTTAAATCAGTACTACAAACTTTCAATAATACTAAATATCCAACTGTAACGACAGCGGTTAAACAAACAATCGCCTTATGGCAGCGCGACGATATTGGGTCTGCTGATTTTAATATAGCGGCGGCGACGCGGGCGGCGGCGGCGGCGTGGA